ATAGAAAGCTTGATTGTATAGGCTTTTTGGAGAGCCTTTGGAGAAATCCGAAGGCTCTCTTATTTTTTATAAAAGTGCATGTGGACGAGAATAATATTGAAATGTCCACATCTCGTCCACGTAAATTTAAAATGTGGACGAGAAAATAATATTGAAAATGTGGACGAGGTATGTTATACTCCTAATAAAAGGAACATCTGTTCTTGAAAGGAGTATGACTATGGGCGATGTATTAATTAAAACAAGAACTCGTAACAGTGGTAAAGTAGTATATGAATATCGGTTTGAAGTTGCTTCTATAGAAGGCAAACGTCAATGGAAGTCTAAATCTGGCTTTGCTACAAAGAGAGAAGCTAAAGAAGCTGGCAAGATAGCACAGCAAGCATATGAACATATGGGACAAGTTGTAGAACCTTCAGATATGTCATATGCCGATTTCCTAGATATGTGGTTAGAGAAAGACTGTAAGCTCACTTGTAAACCTTCCACGCTTGTAGGATATGAAAAAAAGATTAGATTATATATCAAACCTGAAATCGGCTCATATAAGCTAAAAACTATCACCAAAGATACTCTGCAAGATTTCATTACCAAAATGTATGATGAAGGCTACTCAATCAATACAGTAAACTCAGTTAAAGGATTATTAACAAAATCATTTACTTATGCTTTAGACAGACATTATATCATATCAACACCTGCAATAAATTTAGTAGTTCCGACAAAGAAACAACCAAAGAAAACTACGAGAAGTAAGAAACACGTATATATTCCTCAAGAAGTTATGCAAAAAATATTTGAAAGATTCCCAGAAGGTACATCAGCTTATATCCCTATTATGATTGGTTATCATACAGGATTACGCTTGGGAGAGATATATGGACTTGTATGGGAAGATATTGATTTTGAGAATAAAACACTCTCAGTTAATAGACAAGTTCAATGGGAAGCTGGCGAAGCAAGATCAGAAGAAGAGAAGAAAAGAACTAATGGCACATCTAAATCTAATGGATATTGGTACTTCTCCAAGCCTAAATATAATTCTTTTAGAACAATAGAACTTGACGATGTAATATTAGAAGCTCTGAAAAAAGAACACGACAAACAGCTAAAAGCAAGGGCATATTTTGACAAATACTATAATCATTATTATTGTGAAAATGAAATGACATATGCCAAAACTGATGACATATTACCAATGAATAAAGTATCTCAAGAAAAGTCACCTTATGAAGTTAATTTTATTTGTAGACGAGAAGATGGTTCATATATTAGTGCAAGAACGACACAACATACATCCTCTATAATCCATAAACAGTTGAACTTCCCTCAGTATGATACACATAGTTTAAGACACACTCATGGAACAATATTGTACGAAAATGGGGCTAGTTTTATGTATATTAAGGAGAGATTAGGACATAAAAATCTACAGACAACAATTGAGATATACACAAATCATTATACAGATACAATAAATAAAAATGGTAACATTGTTTTAAATAATGCTTTTAATAAGGAGAATGTATGATATATTTGATTAATAATATTCGACAACATGAGAGACATTTCTGGAATTGTCTGCATAGTATTGCTTCACAAGAACAGATCCAAAGAATATTAGATGGAAACAAAGTTATCATTAATGAATCTGAATATCAAATAATAGAAGAGGAAAAATCGTAAAAAAATAGGGTATGTAGAAATTAATCTACATACCCTTAAAATTTATATTTTCAATATCAATTTACCATGAACATAATATTTAGGTCTTTCTTCTTTATATAATTTCCATCGAAGAACATCATCAAGAATTATAACAATACCCGATAGAAACATCCAAATCAAACTAAAAAATAAATTTATTTGACCTCCGATAAAACTAAATGGAAGAGAAGAGTAGTCCCAAATATGTAATCCACATTGTAAGTTCCAATAAAAACCACCAATCGCTTCTGACAATGTTGTGATTAACATGCCAATTATACATTGAAGAATAAAATCAGTTTTGATGTCAAATAAATTGTTAATCAAGCCAATCATTATTCCTATAAAACCTGCCAATATAAACATTCTCCAATCAGATAGCTTACCTTTATATAGACATTCAATAATAAAATATATTAAACCATATACAATAAATAATGTAGAATATTTTATAATTCTTTTCATAATTCTACCTCATATTATGCATTTATTGTTACAACTTTCTCAACTATCTTTTTACTCTGGTTCATTATCTCATTATATTTATCAAGATATTCGCCAGTCAACTTATCACCATACTTAATCGCAGCTATATCATCAGTTTTGTCAACATCGGAAATTGATAAAATATATAACTTAAGCTGATTAAAATATGTCTGATTAGTTGTTAAATTCATTGTCTCTTGAATATAAATTGCAGAAATAGCATCATAATTATATAAACCACATGATTCACCATCAGCATGATAAGGAACTTCCATTCCAGTTTCTTTTGCAAGATTCATTGCATTAAGCATATTACTCTGATCCTGAACAGTGTATGAATAATGTTTTCCGTTAACCTCCACACCATTCTCAATAACAGCTTCACAAGCATTAGACATTTCAAAAATTTTATTATTTTTTGTGAATTTTAAAACAAGTTTTTTTTGCTCAGCAATTTCTTCTTCGGTCAATACCTTTTCTGGTTCTTTTTCTGGTTCTTTTTTTTCTGGTTCAGTATAGACAACACCTGTTGATATATAATATGTGTTACCTTCATCGGTAGACTTATATTTTGTTGTAAATTTTGAATAGTCTCCCATGATTTCATCATTATTTTCATTTAAAAGATAAAATCCTGAAAGAGCTATATCTTCAGTAATGTTTTCAACTTCCAATTTATATATATCATTAGAGATATATGATAATTTTCCAATTGAAATAGTTTCATTTTTATTAAATTTTAATTTATCCATTATAAATCCTTTCCGCAACGAAAAGATAATTTATATTCATTTTGTAACTTTGGCAATATATCCTTTACGAACAGAATCCCTTTTGTCTTATAGTAGCCTCTATCTTTGTTTGATCAATAAGAACATATCTATTAACACTTTCCAAATCTGCATGTCCTAATAATTTTGCAATCACACCTATATCTGTATCACGTTCTGCTAATTTGGTTGCAAAAATTGCTCTAAATAAATGTGGATGAACTCTGGTGACTCCACTAATTATGCCTAATTTTCTTACCATACTTTCTATTGCAATTTTACATAATCTTGCAGGATATCCCTTCCTAGAAGCAAACAATGGCGTATTAGACGCATATGTACAATATGTACCATTCATATTTATATCTTTTCGTTGCTTTAAATATTCGTTTAATCTCATTGCTGTTTTACCAGAAAACGCCACTGTTCGTTCTTTATTTCCCTTACCTAATACTTTACAAGTATAGTTTTTAAAATCTACATCTTCCAAATTAATTCCACATAATTCACTAACTCTAACACCAGTATCAAGAAAGAAGTGAATAATCGCTAAATCTCTTGAATTTGTAGTATTTATTTTTAGTAACTCAATTTCCTCGTCTTTGAGAGGAACTTTGATACATTTTTTATATTTTACAGGTTCAACAATAGATATAGGATTATCAGCTATCTTTTTGTGCTTATATAAATAACTAAACACAGAAGACAGATATTTTCGCTTAATATCCATTGTCGAACCTTTTACATTATCAGGTAACTATTCAATTGTTATGAGTTGTGAATACGTTACTACATAATTAATGTTTACAATAAAACATTATATATTGGACTCTACAATTCATATCCCCTTGTAGTATATCTTTAAAAACTACATACCAACTATTATTCATGAATGTTACACCTTCTAAGTGAGCAGGAAAAGCCTTTCCGTCACCATTAGATACTAATATAACAATATCAGTAGCAGAGAGAGTTTGTAATCCAAATATCTCTGCTACTTGTTGGAAGTTGAATAATACAAATGAATTATTACCCGATTTCACTTCTTTTACTACAGTACCAGCATCGATTTTTATATTACTTAATCCATTAAGATTAAGATCTGTTTTTAGATTACCTAAACTCTGGTTTAATTCAGTTACACTCTGGTTTAATGTAGTTACACTCTGGTTTAATGTAGTTACAGTAGTAGCATCAGCAGCATATCCAGTCTCTGCCGTATTTGTACTTGTAGTTATTCCTTTTATTGCGCCCACTTTTGTCTGAGCAGTCTTCCCATCATTGAATTCAACATCATTTGCATGTGTCCAAAACGATATTCTGTGCCATAATTTATCGGCAGTACTCCAAATTCTATAATATTTTCCTGTTACTTTTTTTTCACTAACAGCCATTTCAATTCCTCCTTTATAATAAAAAAGAGACACATTTAGTGTCTCAAAATCTGTATTCATATTTAATTAATCATCTATCCATGCCATACCATCTGTAGGGGAAGAAGGTTCTTCTGTACTAGAATTTATTCTGTCACATTTTTCTAAAGTATTTAGATATTCTTGTAACGAATAAATTCTATTTTGAACCATGTTAAAATAATCAGAATTAATTGTAGTAATGTTACTTGTATTACATAATTTCGATGCATTATCATAATCACCTTGATCAATATAATTCTGAATATTAATCATAATATCTTTATTTGGTATATCTACATCTGATATAAATGGTAAATCGTCTATACTATCTGGAAAAACTGATTCTACTTTATAAGTCATTTCACATACCCCCTATCCAAACATCTGAGTTATTAGGAGTAGAAGGTTGGTCTTCCATATAAAATACAGACTGTTTAATTGTTTTTGCATATATTTCTGCATTTCTTATTTCTTCATTTAAGGCATTAAAATCTGCACAATCAGGCATACATTGTTTTATACTTGGATTTGCATTGATTAATTTTGCAGCAGAAATATAGTCTTTGTCCTTTTGGTATTCTTTTATTTTTTCAATCAATACTGCATCTGAATTAGTCACATTTCTATAAGTCTTCTTATCCATTACAGCAGATGGAAAATTAGAATACTCATGTGTATAATCTGCCATACGTTTCTCCTTTATTCTTCATATAATGGATAAAATGTATGCATTGTGATAGATGTTGTTCCATCTGTTAAATTTAATGTTATTTTATCCGTAATATATTGTTTTATTTCTGATTCTCCTATTTTAGCGTAAGATACTTTCATATATTCTTTCAACCAGGGTATAAGTCGTCCAATTTCAATACTTATATTATCAGTTAATCTTGCGTCAACAAATAATTCATACTCAGCTCTTTCAAGAGCAAGACTATCAGATGAAATGTTTTCATATACATCACCTGATTTTACATCTAAACGTTCTTCGCCAAGTCTCTGTACAGTAAAAGGAGAATCTTTTATTATTTTTAATGATACAGTATCAACATTGTATTTATCTTGAAAATATTTTTTTGTATATTTAGTTGTAACTGTACCATCTGCACAAGTATATTGATCAGAACTTACAGAACCATCTACTAAAGCTGAGAGGGCGTGAGCTTGCCATGCGCCTTGTGCATAAAAACGCTTTATCCATGTTTTATTTTGATATGTTTTTCTAAATTTAAAAACATATACTTTCCCAGCAGGTAAATAATTTGCATCTAAAGGTTTATCAGTATTTTCATCATAAATCTGGATATCCCCTAAATTATTTACATTGATATATTGTGTTGAAGAATTTGTATCTGGAATTTTAATTGCAATTAAATCTCCATTAGAATAGTCTTTGTGATATGCTTTCATATTTACAGTATAAATAGAATTTGAATTAGTAACATCTTCTGAATAGAAATCTACATCAAATGTCTCACCCCATACATGTACAACATTTCGTACATTAGAATAATCGGTTGAGATTGATTCAGAAACTAGACAATTTTTAATATCATCATTAGTTATAATAATATTATCTTCTTTACAAGAAGGCGTTAATCTGGTTATAAAAATACCATTCTCATCAAAAGCCGAATCAAAATTTGGATACAATTCTGTTATATCTGTTATCATACTTGATACATTGTCTCCAACAGAAAATTCAAGATCATATGGCACACAATTCCAATAAGGGTGTGACGCTCTGTAAGACATATAATCCTTATTGAATTCTTCTAATCCCTTGGACTCGCCAATATCATCAACAATATAATCTTTTATACCGCCTAATTGTGTTATCGTAGATACTAATGAGTCTCTGATTGTATTATATTTTAATGGAGTACCATCATCAGTTTCTTCATAAGCTGGGATAGTAGTAGTCAACGCACTTAACTGTCCGTTTTGTGTGCCATCTAATCTGTTCCACAAATCGCCACAATTAATAGTTAAACTATTACTATCTACAGAAATAGAAGAATTAGTATCAGTTACAATAAAACATCCTTCGTTATACCATTTATATTCCGACATTCGTGGAGTCTTAAGTCCAATTTGAAGCATGATCTTTTTATTCATCCACATTCTTGCTCGTTCAGAAGGTGTCATTTTATCACCTATTGGGAACATAGTAAAAGAATATGTACGCCTTGTATTTGAACTTGAGTCTATTGAAACTGAGCCATAATCTATTGTGAATTTTATTTCGTCCACAATACAATTATTGTTATCAAATACTAAAATCTTATATAAATATTCTACCCATTTTGAAAAAGCAAGTTTCTTATCTAATGTACTTATATTTGACATACAAAATTCTCACTTTCTTTAATAGTCAATCCATACAAGATTATTCTTTGGCATAAACGGCTCATTGTCATCAATAATGATGTCTTTGTCATAGTTGCTATATTTCTCATCAGAAGAAACTTGAACATAATTACCATCTTTTCCCCAAAATTCAGAGGAAACATTACTAAGTCCTGATTCATATAAATCTTCTTCGTTAGTATAGTCACCTGATTCATACCACTGAAAATCAATGATTCTATGCTGCCAATGTCCATCCATCGAATCTGTTGGACTTCCGTCAACATTAATCATCCACATACGTCCATCAAATGATTTTAATATTTTAGGCATACCATTTGTAAGCCAATTCATAATATTTTTTTGATATTCAAAAGACTTTTCAAGTTCAAAATCACAATTATCATTCATAGGTACAAAATATCCACTTACTTCGCCAGAATCATAATTCAGATCGCCAAATGTATGAGCAAATGGGTATCTATACATAGGAATTTCCTGCTTTGTCAGCTTATAATTATTTCGCGTTGTGTCAATACTTCCTATATCTAATATAGTTCCGTAATTATGAGTCAAATCTGAGATAAAAATGCCATCAAATGAAACCATGATTTCCTTTATATCTCGTCCATTCTCTACGCCATTTAAAAGACTAACACAAGCATATTCATATGTTTTTTTGTTTTGAACAATATTATCAATATAAGTAATATCAAAATCTTCAATTTTTTGTATTGCTTTTCTATATATAGTTGTCCACGTAAAATCACCTTTTAAACGTTTTTGAATGATAATGTCAGAAGTATTATTAAGTACATACTCAATATTTCCTGCTGATAAGCTATGTTCATAATTAGCTGATAGTATAGAATTATTATTCCATGTGGTATCAATTTCTTTTGATTCTTCCATATTACTATCAGTACTAATTACAAACGTATCAAAATCAGCATTACCAATTTTTGTTTGTCTTATATCATCTACATTAGTAGGGGTAGGAGAGTACGAATAGTCTGCCCCTAAAAAAGTTGAACCTAAAATTATCATTGCACATCTCCTCCTTTCTACTGTATTGTTATTTTAAATAAACTGTCTTGTCTTGTAATGTAAATTGTATAAAATTGATTTGCAGTTAATTTTTGTCTTGGGGTATATAAAATATAATGACTTAATCCGTTGGAAACATCCAATTTAAAATAATCCAAACCTTCATATATATAGTGGTACAATAAAATTTTATCTACTTTATTTGTTTCAGACCAAATAAGTCCAGTTTTAAAGTTTTTTGCTTTAATTCCAACCTTGTGACCTGATTCTATAAGTAATCCCTCATTGTATTCTACAAAGGTATTTGAATTATTAAATTGTAACACACCATTCGATATTGTATATGAATCTGTAGCGACACCATCAATTGAAACAATATTAGAGATACATTGTACATATCCACCTTTATAATTATTTTTTACCTTGAAAATGCCTGAAAAATTAGAAGAATTATACTGAGTATATATTTTTACAAAACCAGTATCTATTTCTACCGAATCTACAGTAATACCAACACATCTTAAATAATAAATTTGCTCATTATCTAAACTACTATATATATAAGTAGGAGTTTGATTATATATAGTCCCACTATTAGATAATTCATTATATGTGGCATCATACAAATAAAAAATGTATGATTGTAATTTCCTATTTTCATTCTGAGAATAATTAATTGTAGCATTATATGATGATGACTTTACATAATTTGTTCCATTATTTAATCCGCTAAAATTAAAAGTGGGGGTAGAATAACAAGTAAATAATGCTTTGTCAGATAGGCTTGATTCATTATTATTTTCATCAAAAACAGATATTTGTATTGTATACGATGTTCCATTAGTTAATATGTTCCCACTAATCGGATGTCTAAATCTCATTTCTGAGATCGTTTCATCTTTTATAATTTCATTAGTTAATGCATTCCTGATTACAATTCTATTCTTATATGGTTGATTTCCTATATAAGAAAAGGAGAAAACGTAACCAGCCGTAGCATCAAACGATATAATTTTGCTGATAGCAGGCTTCATAATTTTCTCCTTTCAAATTAACCTATCCAAACAGCATTACTAGCAGGTGAAGTTGGCTGTGTTGATGAATAAGTAAAAGTTGTCTTTTTATCTACTAAATCTTTTAATACTTTTCCTTGGTAAGCTGACAATGACTGATCGGTTGCAGTTGAGGTGAGATTATTTTGTACTCCACGCCAAGTATCAGTTTTTTTAAATCCCCACCCTGCAACAGTGGAATCGGTTACTTTTGTTGCCCCAGAAGCAATTCCATCTAGTTTCTTCTTGTCAGCTGCTGTCATCAGTCCGTGAGCAGACTGAGTTACATCATTGTAAGTAGTATTGGTTGTAGGTGGTGTATAACCAAGAGCTGTAGTTACATCAGAATTAGATAAGTCTGCCTTGGCATAACTGAGAACACTCCATACACTTGTACCATCACCAATTTTATATTTATTGTTCTTATCTGAGCTTATAGCCATTTCACCCTTGAGTAGAACAGGATTTTTAGAAGCCCAGTTACTTTCCGTATCAGTTCTTTGTTTTACTTTTACATTAATGGTGTTTTCTGCCATTATTTTTAACCTCCTTAATTTATAAATATATGAAGGTATTGATATACCTCTATGCATAGAAAAAATGGATACACATAGAGGTATCCATTTATTTAAATCTATATTTTATTATGCTGATGCATTTCCACAATCAAAAACAATTGTGTTAGAACCCTGAACTAAGAAATCAGAGGATACATTTGCCTCAACGGGAACACCGTTCGCAAAGTATACAGGATGTGTTGTAGAACCTGCATTTGTACCTAATTTGCTTGCAGTCGTTGCAGTTGTCGCAGAGTTTGCTGAACCTGCACTTGTTGCATATTTAACAGATTTATTTGCGTCTGCTGTATTATCTACATTTCCAAGCCCCACTTCTGACTTTGTATATGTAGGCTTATTTGCCGCTTTCGCCCAAGCATAAACATCAGATGCAGGTAATGTTGTAGGGTAAGCAGGAAGAGTGACAGTAGTGCCAGACTTATACTCTTTCGTACCAATCTTTACAGACTGAACTGCTGAGTCGGCTTTTACGCCCTGTGCTGCTGTAGCATAATTTTTGGCAAGTCCATTTGCGTAAGTTTTAGCAGCAGATAAAGCATCTGCTTCAGATTGGTCTGCATAAGCTTTTGTCGCATAGTTAGTAAGATCAACAGCAGAATCACCGATTTTCTCAAACTTCTTTGTATCTCCGCTTTTAATAAGCATGTACTCATCATAACCATTATTAGCACCAGAACCTACAGCACCAGAAGCTTTCGCTACCATATAAATTGTGTGTTCATCAGCAGTATCAACACTTGGAAGTGCATTTACAATAGTTCTCTTCAAATGATCTGCATTTGCTACAGCACTAGAAATTTTTGAATCAATCTGTGCGCCTGTATAAGTATCAGTAATTCCGTATCCAGAAAGAGTTGTAGGATTTGTACCAGCTGTTACATGTCCCTTATTATCAACTGTTACAGACTTATATGTACCAGCTGTTACACCAGAAGTTGGGTGAGAATATACAGTGTTATTGTCTGTTGATGTGATAACGATATTGCCACTTGAATCTGTTGTTACTTTAGTTGCACCTGCGCCACTGATCTTAAGTGACTGTTTATTCTTATCGCTATCTGTAATATCAATAGTTGCATTTCCATTTGCAGCACCAGATGGAGCACCTAATGTATATTTTGTATCTTTATATGATGTGATAAAGCCAGTATCATTTTGGAGCTGACTTACCTTTGTTGGTACAGTTACATCGACAACCTTAGAATTCGGTGTAAGTTTAGTACCATTCACAGAAACACCCTCAATTACGTTTGCTTGTGCATTACTTGGCGCATGTGCAGATGTAGAATGCTTATAAGCTGCGTCATAGTTTGCTTTCAACTGAGTTGTAAATGATGCAGTAATAGCGTCCAAAATAGCTTTGTTGCTATGTGTATGACTAGCTGTATCAACAGCAGATTTGATAGCAGCTGATACTTCGTCAGGTGTCATTGCTGAATATGGTAAATTAGCAAAAGTGTTTGTCCCATCACCAAACTTAAATTTTGGCGCACCAGATTCAGGAAATTCAATTGCCATTTCACCTTTAAGCAACACCTTATCAGATGAAGCCCATGTAACACTTGTATCATTACAAAGGACAATCCTTGTATTTAAAACATTGTTTGCCATATTAGTATCTCCTTTAATTAAATAAGGAGAAGAAGCTATGCAGCCCCTCCTCCATTTATAATATTAATATCATTGTAGTCACTACCTATACAGTAATATTTCAAATCGTCATCGCTCCAACGATAAGTCTTATTCTCTGCCGTAGCAACATAAATTTTTGATGCACTACCAATATTCGGAAATGCATATTTCGTATCCTTCGTTACAACTGGTGATTCATTTAGTTCTTCCCATACTCCGTTATTATAAAAACAAAGAGTATTTGGCAATAACAAATACAATTTATTTGCTAAAGGTGCGAGAGGAAGATCATTTACCACCAAAAAATCTGAAGATATAGGATTTCGCGAAGTCGCTGAATCCTTATAAAAGTTCCCCGTATCTCTACAGAAAATTAATTGACCATCTGTAATGGGGACATCTTTTAGTTTGGATTCAGATACCTCTGTTAAAGATAAAAATGCCATTATAACCTCCTAGATATCCCATTAGCCGATACGGATAACTTAGGCAATTTCAGCCCAAGTAACAGCACCTTCTACAACTTTTACTCTTGTATCCATTGCTCCGTTTAAACCATCGGCATAAGCCTTCGCATCGGATAATGCTTTGTCTGCTTTTGACTGAGCATCGGTAGCTGCCGCTGGGATTTCCTCCTGCTTTGCTGTTGCAATAGCTCCTGTTAATTCAGTAACTTTTCCATCAATCTGATCTTTGTTGTAGTAATTCTCAAGAGACTTTGTAAGTTCATTAAACTTGTCATTGATTGCCTTTGTAACAGATTCTGTTGTTGCATACGCAGATAAATCAATTGTAAAGCCTAACAGCTCCCATCCCTCGCCAGTGTAAACGTACTCTTTGCCGTCATCAGAAGTATGATAAACATCACCGACAATCATACCTTCGATAGCATCTAAAGCAGTTTTGTTATCAAGAGAACCTTTAAACTTAAATACAGAAGCAACTTTTGCATCAATCTGCTTCTGTAATTCGGTCTTTGCTTCATTTACCTTCTTAGTTGCATCTGTTGCAGCTGTCTCCGTTGCAGACTTAATAGCCTCATCTTTAGCCTTGTCAATTTTTGTCTGTAACTGGTCAGTTATCCCCATACCTTCCAACTTCTTTGCAAGATATGCTTTGATAGCTGCCTGAGTAGCTACTTTTGCATCATTAGCCGTGTCATCCCCAATCTCGCCAACTGTACCAACGGCAATATCTACATAATTTACTCCTGTGTATAATTTTGCAGAAAAATCAGGAAGCACATATACAACACCCTGAGACGGAGCAGTAGGTAAAGAAGTAACTTTCTCGAACTTCTGGCTATATACTTTATCGCCTTTAAAAATCTGTCCATCGGCAAAATACAAAGTATCATTATCTTTTGCCTGTAATGCCTGATAATTTGCAAGTGTACCAAATTTAAAATTTACAATGTTATTCATAGATAAAATCTCCTTTAATTTTGTTTTTTGTGTTATTCAGTTTTTAAAATTCAGTCCAAGTGAATCCAGAACCTGTATTTGAAATTACAGGTTCTACAACGAATGAAGATGCGCCCTGCTGTACTGTGTAAGGGTAATACTTACCATCAGCAGAATTTTTGATTGAAATAGGTTGTCCTGCATAAGTGTCAGAACTTTTATTTAATTCAGTAACTGCATCTTCTGTGCTCGTAAATATACGAACTCTTGGTCTGATTTTCTGCTGAGTTTTATCATCTTTGATATAAATCAACTCGGAAGTATCTTTGGTCAGTACAAGGTCACGTTCGTCTAATGTACCACTTTCAACAGCAGTATCAATGTTATTCGCATTACCGTAACCAAACTTCATATCAGCCATGCTTTTTGCCTCCTTTCATTAAATTAAAATTCGACAACCTTAATGGTCTTACCCTGACCTGATGAATCATCACCATTTGCGATATAAACTTTATCACCAATAGCGACACCACCTTTTGACAGTTGTAAATAGCCATCCTTATAAACAAGATTGTCAATATGATTATCGTCAACTGCCTGAATCAAATCTGCCAACTGTTTTGCTTGTGCGTCAGCCTTCAGCAATCTTTGATCAATAGCACTTAACGCATCATCTGGAATTAAATCGCTCCATGCTGTAAGCGGAACAATATGGATATATGTTGATGTTGTGTGTCTTACACGTTGCGTAATAACACCATCTTCACCCATTTCATTTTTAAAAAATGTAAGCTGTACTTCTACATCACCAGGCTCTTTTGTGAACTCTGTATCGAATGGAAGTTTATATTCAAGCATGTCCTTATATAATTCGTCTGTCAGCTCTAACATTGCAGTTTTATATGCTTTACTTACAGGTAATTTATACTCAAGTAAAACACTATAAGAAGACATGTCTTCGCCTTTATATGTCTGACTAGCAAGGAAGTGTAATGAATCTACTAATTTATTTCTCTGAACAATTCTTTCTTTGACAGACACTATAAGCTCGTTTGTATCTTTAACAAGAATCGTATACATTACTGTTCACCTACTTTCTCTTTGGCTGTAATATACTCGTAGTCTTTCTGAGAAATCACGCCTTTATTTTTTAATTCATCTAATTTAAAAAGAGCTATCTTCCCACTGGAAAATAGCCTTTGTAAACTCTCTACAAATTCAGTTGTCATAAAACTCCTCCCGTTATTAAATCAAGAGTATAAGCATCAATGATTTCTTGAGGTGTTTTCATATTTAAAGTTCTTAATTTGTTGTATTCATACACATCAATCTCAATCAATGACACTGTATCAACATCTTGTTTTTTTATAGACGGAAAAACATCAACATGCCAAAAATATTCACCGTCAGAAGACATAACTCCTTCGGCTTCATTTATTGGACATGTAAGCATAACATCATGCTTTGCTTGATATTTAATCCATATAGGATGGTTTAGGAGGTCAATTATTTTTCCGTCTTTTATTACTTTGTAAAACATGTTTTCCTCCATGATAAAAAGGGTAGGAGAGTATCCTACCCTTAATTATTTAAAATGAAAATTCCACTACAATTCCGTAAGCAGTATAAGGATAATCATATCCAGATAATGCACCATTTTCTTCAACACGGAAGAAGTATCCGTTATAAGAAACATTTGGTGAACGTGTCCAATATGACTGTGCTTTGCCATCGGAACTTTTTCTGATTCTACTTGAAGCATTTGTAAAGAACTCAATATGTGTACCCTCGTTTGTATATGGTTCTTGCTCCATATCACCTTCAGGACTCAGTTCATATACTGACGGAAGATAGAAGTAGTTATCAGAAGTTGTTACTTCTGTTGACTGATTTCCTACAGAAGATGCTATTTTAGCCAGTTTAATTAGCTGTTTCCATTCAACAGATAATGCATTATACAAACGTGTATTAAGCCAAGATCTAATTGTCATATTTGCATATCCACCTGAATTGGATGATCCTGCCCCAAGCATTCTTGTTTGAGATAATACGTTATCAGCAATAAAAGACATAGACGTTCTTTTACCAGATCCATCTGACAAGTAATATCTATTGAATCCATACATACTTGCAGATAAGGTATCATGTGTCCATGATGCAAGTTCCATACATGTCTTTTCACCAAGATCACTAAACCACACTTTTGCCCAATAGATTTCTCCTATTGCATAATTTTCATACATACCATCATCAGCCTTACTGCAACCAAATACGAGAGTAGAATCAACAACAGTCTCTCTATTTCTGGAAAGTTCTACATAACTCGGAGCATTTGCAGTCAAATTGCCGTTATATACATGTAACCCAGTTTCCCCTTTTATATGTCTGATGACAATGATATTCCTTGTACCTATGGCAACATTGGTCGATGATGTACCCCATGCTAATTTTGCGCCACTATTTGTCCAAAGCTTAAATCCACTAGAACCATCAGATTTAAAGCACTGAGCCAGAACAGATGGAGAGGCTGATTTACTATCAAGTCTATAGTCAATAGCAAATACAAAACTTCTATCTTCATCAAATAGCTTTACCCCTGTATCAATGTAATTTGTTCCACTAAATACAGTTTTTTCGGAGATAAGTTCATTCTGTTCAATATCAGTATATTTACAATCAGAACCAAGAGATAATACGACTTGATCCTTAAGTGTTATCATCGAACTTTGCAGACCAAGTTTTGTGAGGGCATAAATTTCCACTGGTTTAAGTTCAGAGAGATCTTTATCTTTAAAATAATCTTGTGTATATTCAAACACATCATATACAGCATGAATTTCCTTATCTCCATCTACACGTCCAGATTTATCCCAACCTTTAAACAAATAATACTTATAAGCTGATTCCTCAGCAGTATAAGTTGGGATTTCTTCTGGTGGAGCAACATAGCTATCATAATCCGCTGTATGTGTTTCAATAACTGTAGACATTGACATATACTTTACAGTATATTGTCTTACTTTTTCGGAATAAGTTGCCTTATAAGTTTGATTACCAAAGACTGCAACAAAGTTTGCATCCCATCCATTAAATGTAAAATCTGTACTAATAGTACTTTCTTTTGTTGGAACTGGAATTGGATTATCTGCTCTTGTTATTGGATTAATCGGCTTTTCACCTTTATCAACATACTGAGTATCTAATACATCTCCATTATCATTTACGAATGTTACAGTAAACTGCTGAATCAATGTATTGTAGGTAATATCCAAGTCAGACCAAGTTTCATTGTATTGTGCAAGCAGCTTCTCCTTCATAACTGGTGTATGTACAGAACCAGTTACGACTGATTGATCAGCATTATAGCCATTCTTGTCAATACCACCAAGTTTATATAACTTAGCCAACAAATCTGCCGTGTCAAGATTCCATTTGATACCAAGTAATCTGATACGATTCAGTTTTGTTGCTTTTTCAATCATACTAGCAGAATCAACAGTATCACAGTATTCAATTACCATACTCGTGAACTTATTATATGCAGGAATCTGTAAATTTGTAAGATATTTTAAATTCCTCATAATAATAGATGTAAGTGTTTCTGGTAAAATGGCAGTATCAATCTTTCCACCATTTGCGAATGTAACACCTGTTAGACCAGAACCGCTTGCATAAAGTTTTTTAAGACTTCCGCATTTTGATAAATCTAAGCTCGTTACAAGATTTGGTGTATTTCTTACATCTAATAATTCTAATAATTTATTATTTCCAATTACTAAATTAGTAAGGAAGTTGTTTGAATATCCTTCAGTTTCATTACCGATAATTAACTTTTTGAGTCTTGTTGCTTTTGAAAAATCATTATCGTGGATATAACAAGTAGATACATCACCCATTGACTGAATCCTAGATGCACCATAAACGAGTACAGCTGTATCATCCATTTGATTGTAAGGGCATGGTATATCATACTGTTGTCCAGCTTTTGCTCTAATCTGTGTTGGGGATGAATTACCGAACATTACAGATAAATACATATCAGAGAACGGTGTAAGATGAAGTGTATAATCAGGCTTGACTATTGCATCAACAGGTGTGTTGCATCTGAACATAATCTGGTCAGAGGTGGCAGTAGTACCGATAAATTTTGTTGCCATGTACATTTCCTGGTCACGTTCGAACTGTCTACGCTGATATTTCTTTTTACCATTCATCATTTGTTCGAGGAATCGTGTATTACCATTTTGATAGGTACGAAGATATTTTCGAACATAATCTTCACGCCATAAAGCTTCACACCATTCATTCTGTTTTTCATCAAACTGATTAATTAAAGATGTTGCACTCCAACAGTTTTTTGATTCGCAAGTATTATACATAGAACGAAGTTGTGATTGCATCAAATCACGAATACGGCAGAAAAATACTGAATCAGCTGCATTGAATATGTATCCAGAAGATTTGTCACCATCTGTACGATAGTCTGTATCTTCTTTTCCATATGTCATCGTAAGTTCACCGCTGTTATTGATTCCGATTGCCGAATCGTTATCATAGTCCCAGAAGTCGAAACGGTATCCTTTATTAATCTTAGCAGCTTCATCATCAATAGTATAATATTGTGCTTTATCTCCTAACGTACTTGCTTCTTCTGTAGTAATATAATATTTTGCCCAATGTAGAAATACATTTTTTGCACGATTGTCGATCATCGTATATCTTAATGTAAAAAGATAGAAATACAATGCAGAATCTACAATAAACCAATCTTTAAGTTTATCTACGAAATCTTTATTAGATGATGTGATTACAAACTCATAGAAATCTCTCCAAATTTGTTTGTTTTTCTTTCTTATTTCTGTTTTTGCTTCATCTGTTGATATTGGATCTCCATCTTTAGAATCTCCACAACAATCATATCTGAACTCATACGTTCCCTCCCAATCGTTATACAAAGCATCATATGCTTCATTTCCAGATTTCCATTCTTCTTTTGAGATAGGATATTTCATTGTTCCATCCGAGTTTGTAACGCCAGTTTGAAATGTAGAGTTTGCAAGAGTATTATCACTAATTTCAATGCAGAACTCATTCATATCATCTGGATCGTAGGCTCTTGTCAAATCTGTTTTCTTGGAGTCACCTATATTACCAAGTGCATAGTAGTGCCATTCTGTATCTTGGAACTCTCTATGTGTACTAACATCAGGATCACTTTCCTTAATAAATACAACACAGTTTACAAATTCCATGTCGTTCTTTATTCTAGGATCTCTTTTCTGAGCAGGTGACTTGTATGGAAGATATGTGTTGTATCTAGCTTGTAAATAAGCATTATTAACCATTTCAGAGGAAGCTATATTTACTTTTATGTTGAACCAGCCGTTTGGAATAGAATCTCTTGTTAAAGAAACTCTACCAGTTCCATCTTCGGTCTTAGTTCCATCTCCGAGTGTCAATATTGTTTTATAATCTGTGTCTAATGGAATCTTACTTATTACCTGATTCTTTCCATCAAAGCAACAAATAATATCTATATTTCTACCGGACGCACCATACTCGTTTGAGGTCGTTCCCTGTCCTGAGTGGTATGCATTTTCAAATGTCCAGTTGTCTAATGTTGGATCACCGTTCTTATATAAACATTTAACAGTAGTATTTTTCACAAAATCCTTTTTGTTATTTGTAAAATGTGGTGCTTCAATCATGATAATTCTCATATCTGGACAAGCTTTTGCAACAGATTCAGGTGTTAAATTACCATCCTCATCATAAATCTGATTTCGCTTGTATCTGTCAATCATCTCTGTAGCAGTTCTTGCATCTGCAATGAAGTTGTTTAGAATTGCTTTAGAATCAAGACTCTTATTATATGCTTTCATTCTGTAGATTCGAACATCACAATCTTCTGAACCAATAGTAATTGGAACAGGGGTCTCCTGTGTGAATGAATAATCTTTTGTATAACTCATTGGTCTACACGGAGTACCATCCTCGTAAGACATGACAATAGGTGTGATATCACTATTATCAATGTCGAACTCCCACTCGATAATATCTTCCTCACTATATGGAACATACAGCGATTTCACACTTGACTTGATATATGCTTCGTGTACGTTCATCTGTAAACCAATGTTATCAGATTCACAAGATAAAAATGTGGCACTTGCATTTGCAACATTTTTAGTCATAAAGATGAATTTAAATTCTTTACCATTTTTCCTTGCGTCATCAGCGAAAAGATTGTATGAGATAGTAGCAGTCGTTCCTGCTTTAATTCCAAAATACTGATCACCGTTTTCGTCAATCTGGTATCCACCATTTGACCAGTCGAAGTTTGATGAAACAGTCATTTTAACTTCTGGATGATCTGCGTCAGACCATAATCTGTTTGCATCATTATTTGATCTTCCAACAGGATTAAAATCAAATTGAAGTCCAGCTGTAACAGGTTCTACATCAATATCTAATTTTTCAACAGTTACGTTAATTGTTTTCACAGTGTCACCACAAGTGATTGTTAATACATGTGAACCAATATCTGTTGGTTTATACTGCCAAATATTCGTATTAGAATCCAACTGTAAAGTTGAAACTTTCTTCCCATCCACAGCAAGAGTAACAGTCGGGTTTTCTGTCTTAGGATCATATACAGTGTAAGTAATATTCTCTGTATCATACTGTTTTACAGTAAGATTGTTCGCAATACATCCGATTACAGGAACGTCAGAATCTGGATTAAACCAGATAACATCCTTATAAATATGATTTGATTCAACTGTTAATCCGTTGATTTCTGCTGTGATATAAACTTCAACAAGGTGTGCTCCATGAGTCTGTGGCTTGATATTGTATGCCATCGGAATACCAGTGGCAGTAGTAGTTACTTTGTATAATTCATTTCCGTCAATCTTGAAATGAATATCCTTTGAAATAGCACCGTATGGTGTGTAATCAAATGAGACTTCGCCCATCGGATACTTGAGAGTATCATTGAAGGTTGACTCAATATGAATATCTACTTTCTGTACAGTCCATGATTTTACAACAACACTTCCTGCATCATCAGAAATTGTAAGTACAAGTTTCTGAGAACCAAGACTGATATAATCTGTACAATCAAAGCTATTTTCTCCGCTGATTGCAATACCAGTAGCAATGACTTTGTTGCCGATTTTCCATGTATAATTTCCTTCTGAAACGATATCACCAGAAGAATCCTGACCAGAGAAGTTATACTTAATAATCGCCTTATCATTTGTTGTAACGATAACAGGAGACTTTGTAACATATTCAATCTTTAAAGTTGTAGATGTTGATCCACCTCCGCTGCCGCCAACAATCTTAAACTGGCTCTTAATAGTTCGTTCTTCATTAGTTTCACCTTCATTTGTAATTTCCCATAAGGTGTAATTCCCTGATTCTGTATCATAAGTTGCTTCATAGGTTTTTCCCGGCTCGACATCAATTTTGCCAATTGCGTCTTCAAGAGAAGCAATCTTGTTCCCCATAGTAGAAATGCTTGTTTTATTTGAATTTGTAACCTGTTCAACAGCCCCAACTTTTGTTGTTAATGACTCTACATCCGAATTAGATGCTTTTTTACCTAATAAGTCATTCATTGCCTCTTTATCATAGTATTTTGTTTTTAACGTATCAGGGAGATTGTCTATATTTTTATGTATCGCACTCAAATCAGCATCTGTTTTTGTTTTATAATCATTTAATGATTTAGAAACAGGAGTTATTGCATCTGTTATTTTTTTATCGACAACTTTACCATAAGCAGCAACCCACGTAGCAGACGGATCTGAATTCAATACAACGTCCTTAATCTTCTTGTCACCATTGTAAAATGAGAGAGTATAAGTATCTGAAGTGTATGTGACGTTAAATTTTGCCAACCCATCAATACTATTTATCTTATCGTATACGTCAGACAGATCAATATTTGCAAATTGGTCGTCAATTTCCTTTTTATTATAGTAATTTGTGAGAGCGGTTTTGATTGTAGAATTAACAGTATTTGTCAATTCTGTCTTTGCCGTGTTTACTGTTTTCTGAGCCGTAGTAGCAGAGCTTTCAGCGGAATTAGCGGAAGCTTTTGCTTCGTTTGCAGCGGTTTGTGCTTCTCCAACCTTTTCAGTTACCTGCTGTAAAAAGGTTGTAATCCATCCAGTGTCTTCACCTGGTTCTACTGTTCCATTACCTGATAAGGATTCTTCTACATTAAATTCGGCTTTTCTTGTTTTTAATGTATATGCATCTCCCTTTTCATTCACACCAACAGCTTGTATTTCAAACTGTACAGTACCTTTTACAGCGCAAACACTTTTGGGCAAAATAACACCAAAATAGAGATAATTGTCATCGTACTGGACATTTACAGGGCTAATATATACATCATTTTTATCAGGCGTTACAGCGTGCATCAAAAGTGTCATATTTAACTGGTCAACACCGTCATAACGTCTGAACATTTTGAATCTAACATATTGAGAATTTTCTTCCTGTGTTAAATTCACCTGCGACTCATCAAGTTCGATGTTTTTATTCTCATCAATTGTGCTTATTTTTTCGTCTACATATTCATTATAAATGATATATTTTTCACTATACGGAAGAGTAGTATTAGTATAGGACGATACTGTGGCTTCATTATCCACAACTGGCGATGGAAAAGAAGCTGCTTCTAATGAATATGCAGTTATATCATCGGACATTATTTTTGCATTATTCATTTCCTCTAATTCCTTCATAGAGTCTTTTAAGGACTTAGCCATTTCTTTTTATTCCTCCTTCTTAAAATCGTTATTATTTGTGTTTAAATATAGACAAATGTATCTAGCTTACATTATCTAACCAGTAAATTTTAGAATATTTCCAAAGTAATCTACATTTACTTGCGTTCACTTTCTTGCAATGCTTTGTTGGACTTTGAAAATTAAGAGCATTTTGTTCTGGATATAAAGCTGTTACATATCCTCTATGAGTTTCGCCATTTCTAAAAGTATATTCAACCAAATCCCTATGCTTAATTCCCAGAACATTATCTGTCTTAGCTTTGCTTTGCCTTCGCATAGGTTTTATAGTCCATTCTTTAATTTCACATGTATCTGGTCTCAAATCTGCAATACATATGGCATCATTAGAATGTGATTTTGCAATATCCCAATCAATACGCTTATTGGCTGTGTCACCTCCGTTGGTCAAATGTAACATTCCCAAATTTGATAACTGTTCTCTCAGCCACTTCTTACCTATCATTACATGCTGCGCGTAATTAAGATTCTTATTGTCAGAAGAATTTAACAAGCCAAAATATCTGTCCATATATAATTCTTCTATACCTTCTGTTTTCTGGTGGCATTTTGTACATAATGTAATGAGATTATCAAGCGTACTTGAGCCTTTCAATCTTCTTGGTTTAATGTGGTGAACCTCCAATCTACAATTAGACTTCCCACATTCCATACATTTACATCCATCTCGTAAAATTACAGCTTTGCGAATATTCTCATCCAATCTATTGGATTTTTGATATTGCCACCGATATGGTTTATAACCATTTGTTAATGCTCTTATGTCAATAGCAACATCTTCTAGCCAATAATTCGTTATATTTATCCACTTGTTAAGTTGATTGATAATCCTTATTGTTGCTTGACGTTTTTGTAAAATACTTGGTGCAATTCGTCCTTCTCGTTTAGAAGATTTTCTGTTATTAAATCTTGCTGGTCTATATCTTTTGTGATAACGGTGATAACGCCTATATCCACGTCTGACATCCATAAGATGTTTCACATCATTACGCTGTTCAATGACTCCTTTGAAAATCACTTTGTTTCGTATCTGACATTTCTGTACTAATGCGACACCAATATGAAGACCACCGTCATCTATTCCACAACGAATTTCATTTTTACAAATTTCCTTGTCTGGAATTTCCTTTTTAAGTTGTATTACCATTGGATATTTACTAACCAATATTGCGCGCTTCTTACGAATAAGAAACCAAGCTTTCTGTTCTTTTGTTGGTGCTAACTGTTTGCCATCAGCATCTAATACAAAGGCATAATTTGTCATTTCTGACACCTTCCTTTCGGAGAATTTTTCTTCGTGCCAATATCGAGTAGAGGACATGTGTTTCCCTGTTATCAATGCAGGACATTAGCATTGTTTCTTGGTTTGCACTCACAGAGCTTCAGACTGAAGATTACATCTAAAGGTGTGTCTTTGCCTTACTACTTAATGTAGTTCATATCTGCAACATATCTTTCGATAGTAACAGTCACTTAGGCTCGAAACCTATTGTTAAGCCATAAACAAAAGACTTAACGTGTCCACTTTTGTCTATGTTTGCATACATATTTCTATGTTTTTAATTACTTAACAATTAGTCCTTCTTAAAAACTTCTATATGAAAAAAGAACCTAGCAAAGCTAAGTCCTTATCTATTATAATGGAAGATTAGTATTAATATTTCCTAATATCTTCCAACAAAAATTTATTTGCTTCACTTCCCAAAGGTAACATAACATGAACCGTATCACCTACTTTCAGTGAATCGTTGTATTTTGTGGTAAATGGTCTGTCTGCATCATTATATCGAATAATATATTTTTTTGCATCAATTATATCTATAATGACACCCACATATGTTTTGTCATTTACATTATTATTGCTATTTTGAAATATGTTTTCGAGTCCTTTGACAAATAAATTTTGAGTATCCATTTCCTTCCTTTCTAACAAATAGAAGAGAGTAGTAGATATCTACTACCACTCTCTTAAATATTTATTATTTTTTGTTTACATAATGTAATGAAGCTTGATAAAAATCATTAGCAAACTTATTAAGCTGTTTATCGACTACATTTGTAATAGCCTTCGCATCACTTACACTGCTTACATTAGGGCAATTTAGATTAAGTGTTACGCTCGGAGCAAAGTTATTCTTAGTAACATTCTGACCAACCTTACTGGTGTCAAAATTCATCTTAGGTGTATTCATTGGCAGATCACCTAGACTAATTTTGCTCATTTTCTCCATAATTTCATTCTGAACTGGAACTAAATGCAATGTCTTAGCAAGATTTTCAATCTGTTCCTCAGTAATAACAGCTTCCCTTTTTTTTGCAATAATCGGTACTTCATCAGCTTTAAGTCCATTAATACCTACGTCCTGTACCAAATCAAAAGCCTTATCTTTTGGAAGAGCCTCTATCTTACCAAGCTCAAGACCTTTATGATAACGCTTAGCATAACCATATTTACCTATTTTCTTAGGATGATCTTTTTCGAGCTTGTTTTTTGCTTTTGAAGCATTAGCTGGAGAACCAGCATTTGCAATCCACTTAACGATAAAATATTTGTTACCGATTTGTGTAAAACCATTCGCACCCTTGGAAGCATAATCACTAATATGGCTTGATGCCTGACCGCTTGTGAAATAACCTTTTTTACTTAGCTTTTCATAAGTCCAATAATCATTAGACTTCAGCGCAGGTTTATTCGGGTTATTATTTTTATCATAAGTTACTTTGTGTGTTGATGAACTACTACCACCTGAGCTACCACCTGAGCTACTACCTCCACCAGAACTTGCAACACTTGAAGAAGCAGAGGCAATACCAGCCGCAGCGTTTTTTGCAGCTTGTCCTTCCGTATTGGCGGCATTTACAGCAGCATCGGCTTGTCTCTGACAAAGTTTTTCATACTCTGATGTGAAATTAGCAAGTGTCTGTTGTCTACCGCTTAGTACTTCAGCTTCCCAATTTGCACCAAGAATTTGTGAAGCGTAGAGTTTATTCTTTTCTTCATCGTATTTAGAAGTACAATCTTCCCATTGCTGTTTTAAATTATTATAATAATCAACTTTTTCTTCATAGCTTGTTTTTAGTTGTTCATTACTATTAATTTGTGATTCAATAGCAACATATTGATTTTTGAAATTTTCAATATCTGCAAGATTGTTTGAAAGAATAATACGTTGATACTCTGATCCTAAGTATTGCTTAAGATTCATCGCATCTTGTGCTTCTGAAAAAGCATCGGATATTTCATTCCACTTATCTTTAAACTCATTAAGAGTATCAATATAATTATCAATATCGTCTTGTTGTTTCTTTAGATTAGCAACATCTACATCATATTGTGCATCATGTAATGAATCTTGTGCATCACGAATAGCAGAATTGTCTGTGCTATATACAAATTGACCATCCTTTAAAAGATATTTTGTCTTTTGAGAATTTGCTTTATTCAGATTGTAAATAGCTTCTTGTAACTTTTTCTGACGTTCATATTCATCATTTTCATCAGACATGGCGTCAATAATATCCTGAATAGAATCTTTTTTCTTATTAGCTTTTTTGATTTCATCATCATATACTTTTTGAATTGCTGATAAAATAGAATCGTATTTATCTTTCTGTTTGTTAAGTTTATCATTGCTCTTCTCAATAACATCAATCTTATCTTTCCATTTATCAATTTCATCATCGAGAAGTTTTGTAACACCTTTAAGTGCGGCATCATAGATAGATTTTTGCTCATCAATCATATCCTTGACAGCAGAATAGTATTTACTAGCAGAAATTTTACCATTCTTATACATTCTTTCAAGTTCATCAGAAACATACTGTGAATACTGCTGATATGTTATCTTACCTGCTTCGAGAAGAGCTTTCTGATAAGCCATGAATTTGTCAAGATATTCTTCGTTCTGCTTTTCGGCATCACTGCCAGAATTTTTACCACCTGAGCCACCTGAGCCACCAGAACCAGATTTACCAGAAGATTTATCTGATTTCTTCGAAGATGGAGAAGTAAGATTTCCTTTAAGATTTCCTGCTCCTGTATTCTTTTTGTTACTATTTACATAACTAGGAGAAGTATTCTTTTTAAACGAACCGCCTCTCATCTGAGTATTAAGCGCACGTTCCTTGTTTGCAAGTACAGATGTTCTACTATTGCCACTTATTTTTCCGCTGCTACCACCAATACTATGTCCACCACCATTATGAGTTGTTGAAAATGTAGGAACATTGCCACCTAATTTATTTAAAAATCCTGCAACGCTATTCCAAGCCTTCTGGAATGGTGATAAATTTCCATCTACTGTAACAGAAGCTTTTCCTTGCGATATTGCTGCAAGTAAAGAATTCGCTGAATTTTCAGCAGGAGAAGTATCAGCACCAACAGTAAAACTACTTGAAGAATTTTCAACATTCTGCTGTGTTTGAATAACATTATTAACTGCTTCAGTTGTATCACCAGAGAAGTAAATCATACCATCTTGGTCTTTTACATAATAAACTTGTGTCTCTGGATCGCTAACGTCACCATAATAAGTAATTGTTCCATCCTCATTTTTGATAGCAGTGATTTGTTGTTCAACACCATCAACATTAGCAGTAAAAGTAATAGTTGAATTTCCCGAAGCATCTTCTAAGAGATTTTCAACGTCTTTTTTATTTTTTACTTTAGCATCAATTTCTAATTCATGTGGCTGTGAAAAGAAATCATTCCAATAGTTTTGGAAATCTTCAGCACTAGCATTATCAAAGTCAATGTTATTCTTTGTACCCCAATCATTAAACTGTTGAAGTAACTTCTCGTATTCTTGTTGCTTCTTATCTAACTCTTTTTGAGCAGCGATAATGTCTTCATCGTTATCACCATCTTTAACAGCTTTACTGATAGCCTTTGACTTCTTTTCAATAGCGTTCTGATATTTTTCAAGATATTCGTTTGTAACATCATCAGTACCAGTATGGTCTTCAAGTTTACTAATAGCTTGGTCATTGAGTCCAAGTAAATTAGCATAATCATTACGGCTTTCTTTACCACCATTTGCCATTTTGCTTCTAATTTGGTCAATCTGGTCGTAAATCTGCTGAATGTCATACTCAAATTTAATTGGTATATCAAAACCTTGTTGCATCGTAGACATATCCTGCTGAAAACCATCTACTTGTGCGTTCCAATTCTTTAATAATTCACCAAGTCGGTCTTTACGAGAACCATCTTGCATATTATCATAAAGTGCTTGAACAGATGCTAAATCAGTTTTTATTTGTTCAAGTTCTTGTGCTGAATCTTCAACGCCATCTAGCTGAAAACCATAATCAGACATAGTTTTAAGCATTGTTTCTACAACTTCGACATTTACACCCAATGCTTTTGCAACTTCGGCTGTACTAGAAAAATGTGTCTGAACTTTTCCAGCATCTTTGTCAATATCGACAAGAGATGAATCTGCTGTTTTTAAATCTTCTAAGAAATTCCAAATAGAAGCCGTTTCATCCTCCGAATCGAACCATCTTGATACTTTATCATAGGCGTTTTTCCATGCATCTACATAAGCATTTGCAGAAATTTCATATTGAGAAGTATCAATTTTATCAGGTGACATCCATTGAGCTACTGACTGGAAGTCGTCAGTTCCAATAAATCCACCATCATACAGTTCTTTCGCTTGTTTTAAATATCCTGCGAGAGAAGTCCAATCGGTACTTGCATTATTCGACTCAAATGCTTTCTTTACAGAATCAAGTGTACCACCCAATGTATCTGCGGTGTCATTTTCTGTTTTCTTTACAGATTCTAATACATCTTTATATTCGGAAGCAGCGAGAGAAGTACGTCCAAGTTCTTGCTGTTTTGCAACTAACGCTTTTTTGAATTCATCAGACTGAGCATATTTTAATTCATCTTGTGTAAGAGAGTTTACCCAATTAGTAATAGTATCTACGTCTGATGCACTACCACTACCATTTTTAATGACATCTTTTTCAATATCTTTAACAACTGATTTTGCAGTTGCCTTAACTTCATCCGCTTCAGATTTAATAGCATCTAAATTAAATGGAATTTCAATCTTATTTTTCTTGCAATATGCTTTTATATCAGAAATAGCTGTACTAATTCGTTTTTCATAATCGCCAATAGATTCGTCTTCGGTTTTTCCACCTAATAGATTAGCAGTCATGCCTCCTAAATCATCAGAGTCAATACCGTCTTTTAATGGAGAGATTACATTCTTGCGAACCCATTTTTCCATATCAACATCTGAATCAAACTGATCTAAAAACTCGCCTGTTACGTTACTAGCAAAAAGTTTTGCATCGGTTTGAGCTTCTTCTGATAAATCCTTAAAACCAGAGGTATTGGTATCAAAATATGCGTCCAATATAGGTTTTACTTTTTCAGATTCAGTTTCCACTGTAGCATTACAAGATGTAAAAGCATCTCTGATTGCTTGTTGTAATTCAGGAGTTAAAGAATCAAAATCAACAAGTGCGTCAGTGTTAATCTTTAAACTGTCCTTAACGCTTTTATCCTTTAATATTTTATCAAAAGTATCTTTGCCTAATGCATTGACAAGGTCAACAGTATCAACAGGACTGCCATCAATACTCATGACACTTCCTTTTGTTCCTTGAAGTTTTAATTTTCCATTAATAATATTATTTATTAATTTTGCATTTTTACTATCATCGGATATAGCTGTTTTGAAATCATCGAATGTATCACTAGATTTAGAACGTATATCAGCATAATAGGCTTCTTGGTTCTTTTTGTAGGCTTCTGTGAGTTCATCAACACTACCTTTGTTTTTAAGAATAACATCATTTTGGTCGTTATATCCCTTTATCATTGTAGGGAACATTTCTGCAATCTTTGATGTCATATCTTTATACTCTGAAAATTCATCAGTAGTTAATGATACATTATGACCAAATTCATCAACACCTTGTGATAACTCTTCAAAACGTTTTCCATTTTCATTTATCCATGACTCTTGTGTTGAAAGATTATCTTTCTGCTCTTTTACAGAAGAATTAAATTCTTCAAGAGCATCTTTTGCATTGTCAACTCGATGAATTAGAGCGTCAAATCCTTTTACAACTAAAGATAAAACTTCACTAATTGCCAACATAGTAAGCATGTTTCCAGCCATAGCCAAAGCTTTCATACCAATTGAAGCTTTCGTAGCACCTTCACCAAGACCGATTTCTTTAAGAGTAAGATCAGCAAGAGCTTTACTAGCTCCGTCACTTTCCTTAGAGATTTTTTGAAGCATCTTAACAGTAAGATCTTCATTTTTGCTTACTCCAGGGGTATTCATTGAAAGAAGTTTTTCTTTTGTATTAGCTAATAATTCTTTATTTTTTGCCTCAACTAAAGCATTTGTTGCTACAATTTGCGCTTCTGTTGCAGATATCTCTTTTTCTTGATTGGACACATTGAAAACCATCTGTCCATTTTCTTCTTCTATAATCCCAATTTTTTGTTTTCGAATGGTATTATTGTCTTGTGAAGCAATGTTTAATGCTATCTGTCCATCGCTTTCTTGTTTTAAATATCCAGAAAGAGATTGTTCAGATGATTTAATTTTATCAATAGAAGAAGTACGAATAGCTTCCATTTGAGACAAATATTTTGCTTCAGCTTGTTGTAACTCTTCGTAATAAGTTGGCTTTGGTTCTACAATATTATCTATTGGAATGGATTTGATTTTTTCCATTTGAGAAGTATAAGCTTCTTGTTCTTTACGAAGTTCTTTTAAATAATTTACTTCATTGCCAGTAGGATATCCTAACTTTTCAAGAGATGAAGTATCAATATTATTAATCTTTTTTTGTACTTTTTGAGACTCATCTATTTCTTTATTTACTTTTTCTAAGTTAGCAAGATATGTAGCATATGAATTATTGCGTTCTTTTACAATATTATTATAATTATCTTGAGTTTCTAATTTATGCTGTTTCTCAAATTCCGCATTTATTTTTTCAAGCTCTGTCACAGAAGTTTCATAATTCTTTGTTCTATGTTTTGAAAGTTCTATAGAAGCTTCGAGTGCTGCTTTTTCATCAGAAGAATTCTCTTTAGCTAGAAGATTATTACGTTCATTTATTTCTCTGTATTTATCTGCTTGAGAATAATTATCTTCGTTTAATTTAGATAAATCGTTATCTTTAGTAAGACCTTCGTATCCCCAAGTTGGTTTTTGCTGTTTTTTATATAAATCTTCACCAATAGCAGATAAGCTAGATTTGATTTCAGAAGTTTTCTGCGAAACAGAATTAGATAATTTAGTAAAATCTGCAACGATTTCTTCTGTAGATTTTCCCCCAATTGTTAAACCTTTGTCAGTTGCTTTAAATATCGTACTAATTGTTTACAAGTTGTTTGAATACTTGTATAATATATTTATAATTATATTAAAATAAATGGAGGGGATTTTATGGCATTAATCAAATGTCCTGAATGTAATAAAGAAATTTCTAGTTCTGCAAAATTATGTCCTCATTGTGGATGTGATTTTTTTTCAATGTTGAAAAATAGATTTCAAATACAATTTGTAATATTCGATCAGAGTCAAAAAAACATTTATAGTTTTGAAAAATATCCTCAAGATGGAAATGTAGGTATTTTAATAATCAATCAAATAAACGCTTTTGCTGAATTTCGAGTTGATAAAAATAAATTATCTATATTATATAAGGGCGAAAAAAAGGAATATTTATTAACACCATTTGGCTTTATTAGAAATGTAAATGGTACATTTATTCCAGATGGTGAATATATTAATTATGAAACAAATATTAATGATATATATAATCCTAATTTACCACTTGTATTTAAAATAAATGGTACAGGGCTATACAATAAAACACCTATGAATTACTATAAAACAGATAATTTTATACTTATAGAAACTAATTCCTATGGATTAAGCTCTATTGATATTCTTATAAAATATGAAAATATGTGGTATCATACTTTTTATGCAACAAAAACTTTAAATGGTCAATCAAAATTAGTAGAAGAGTACAACGATTTATATAAACTTTATCTTGCTAATAAAAAAGAACCCAAAGCTGTTAATTATAATACAGTCCAATGCCCTTATTGCCACTCACACGATACAAATCAAATTGGGATTTTGTCAAGGATGTTTTCTACAGGCTTTTTCGGATTAGGATCGAAGAAATTAGGTAAACAATGGCACTGCAATTCATGCAATTCAGATTTTTAAAAGGAGGTAACACCAATGAAAAATACCCAGAACATTGCATCACTAATAGCCAAACTTGAATATGAAGTTGGAAGAGAATGTTATAATCCAAACTCATATGATGGATATACAGGAATAGAAGGTCTTGGATACAGATATCCTGTAAAAGTATATCAAGATGAAAATATGAGAACATATCGTGGCTCTATTACTTCAATTTCTCCATCGGAAGTTCATACTATGAAGTATGTATTCGGATCTAATCATTTATTCATCGGTAAAGGAATATATAATATACTTAACGAACTTGAAAAGAGATATGGATTAGATTTTGACAAGATGGAAGAGGAACTTGAGAAAGAAGAATAGGAGAATATACTATGCCAACAAATAAAAAATCAAAAGATAATACAACCAAATCAGAACCAGTAAAATTACAACCACGCAATATCAATAAATCAACCAAAGCAGTATTTGAAAATAAAAGAAAGAAATCTAATAGAACAGAGCAGTAATCAAGGCTACACTCTTATAGGCATCTTTTGTACTTTTATTTATATTTTTAGGTGTAAGCTTATTCGATTTCTTTTTAGGAGACTTTTTAGATGAAGAACTCAAAACAATCACTCCTTTCGTATGAGTTGGAATTATACAAAAATCTGTATGAATCAGAAAATGATTATAGACATAAACAAAGCGATAAAGCATTTAAGTCTATTACAATTATTGCATCATTTGTTGGTGCAGTTTTATGGCTGATATTTAAGTTTCTGAAAATATATCAGAACGAATGTTGCTATTTGCGATGTACTAATTTTATTTTACTTGTTGCCTGTAGTGCATTAATGTTGACTTGCATTGTAATATTTTTCAAAGTACTATATGGATATAATGAAAAACGCCCAGATCCGAATGAGATAGAGCAGTTGGTAACTGAATACAAATCTCAAACAGAAGATGAAAGTGCTATTATTTCAGCTATGAATGAATCAATGCTTATTTCATATAAGGATGCTGCAATAAATAATCGCATAGAAAATGAAAAACATATTAAATTGTTTGGATTGTTCTATAAGATTATTTTTATTGAAATACTCTTGCTTATTGTCACTTTTCTTGTTGAGGTACTAGTATAAGAAACTAGGCAAACAATGGCATTGCAATAGCTGTGGAAGTGATTTTTAAAGAATGAGTAAAACCACATAAACAAATGTTCCGACTATATCTGTATAATAATTAGTGGTAAAATATTCCTATCAAAATAATGTACAAGGGAGGAATTTTACTATGAGTATTATTACTGATTCAAAAAATGTATTAACTGGAATTTATAACTTATTGAACGAAAATTCTTATTGTCTTGTCGTAAAAATTACATGTAAAGAATTTGCAGAAAAATACAATATGACAAGAGAACATCTCAACTTATGTATCCATTATCTTATCGAAGCAGGATACATAAAAGGAGACTTCGCTTTCAATGGAGATGAAAATGCGACAAAAGAAGTCACAATTCTTCCAACTGCTATTAGAATTGAAGAAAATTTTAAATTTTAGAATCTAATACAATATCTGAACAATCAATAAAAAGTTTCTGGGCTTGCCTTATGGTGAGTCCTTTTACTTTTGCAAAATCTACAAATTCATACATTAATTCATAATATTTATCTTCAGTTAAGCCATTTGGGGGTTCATAACCCTTTCCATATTTTGTCGTTTTTGTAATCATAATTACTTCCAACCTTTCATAATAATTTAAGTTATTCTGTCCAATAAATAAACATAATAAAAGAGTAGCCAATCGACTACTCTTTATATTTTACTCTGCTTTATTCAACATTGTTTTTAATTCATCAAAGCTCAGCCCTTTTTCCTGAATCAGCTCGTCTAACTCAGAAAGTCTCTGCTGATGAATCTGCGATTCAAGCTCTTTCTTTGTTGCTTTTAATTCTGTAAGAGTAGCTTCTGTTGCTTCAATTTCTGCTGTTACTTTTGCCAACTGCTCGTCTAATGTAAGTTTCTTTTTACCTCTTGCCATAATAATTGACCTCCTATGTTTTATATGAAAATAATAACATTAGAAAAGAAATATTGCAATACATATTATACATAATTCGTTGCAATCGACAAAATGTTCTATCTATTAATCAAAAATACTACATGGTATAATAGCACCAAGCATACTACGGCTGTATGACCACATTGCAGTCCATTTGTCACGGCAAGTGCTTGGTACTTTTCTTTAGTTACCATGTGGGAGTGTCAATTTATAGTTTGACACGAACTATTGGAAATAAATATTCAGCCCATTCTGGGCAATACAATTTTCCCAACTTTTAAGAAATACTATAAAGAAGGGAGGTAGAATTGGAAGTATTTAAAATACTTGTAAGTGGTGGACTTTTAGTATGCGGTTGCCATTTCCTTTGTGTCATAGTTGATACAATTGGAAAGTGTTATACTGTTAATAAATGTAAAGACTATACGGATTCCCAAACCAAGTCTTTATCACAAATGTTCACCAAGACTAGAAAAATCTTTCGTAAATAATCTACTTTTTGTATAAGCCAAATATTTATTTCTCCTTTTATTCCTTAATTGAGGGCTGGTCATCACGACAGTCCTCATTTTATTATTTTCCATAAAGTAAAACAAACGTTTAGACTTTACAGAAACTTTACTCATGATATAATATTTATTGAGGTGGAAAACTTATCCAAAAGATAAGTGTTGGAGAGCCAGATAAGTATAACTACATAGGTCGTTGTATCGGGCACTAGCTTGAGCATTACGCCTTTCAATGCAAATCCCAATAGGATTTATTAACATAGGAAGGAGACAATTACCATGAAGTGTAAGATAAAGGTTAGTACAAGTTTTATCATAGCAATAGTGGCATTAATTATTGTCATTAAGCTTTGTGCGTAGTTAGAAAATCTGGTGGGAATATTATATCATTTTCATATATAAGAGAGTAGAGTATTCTGCTCTCTATTTTATTATTCTCTGTTTTTACCTCGAATGAAATCGAGATTCTTAGTTTTGTTCCATCTTATCAATACAATATATTCCACAGTCACTACGTATTTTTAATTTATATTATTCGTAATTATTTCTTTAAAACTATTATCTTTAATTGTCCAATAAGGAATTTCTATGTACGTATAACCTTGTTGGATTGCATAATCTTTTTTAAACTTATCTTTCCATTTCTGATATTCAAATTCTTCTATTGGTGTTCTACCAGAGGATTTTGATTGAGTGATATGCCAACCTGTCTCTTCATAATGTTGCAACCCATGTACTTCAACGATTGCCTTCTTTTCAACTATTTCATTATCAAATGGTAATGGCATATTTGTATATGGATTTATTGGTAAACAATTACAATCTCGCTCTGTTAGCACAGTATATTTTAAATCATTTTCTATATATTCTCTAACTGTTTTTTCAAAACTTGATTCTCTGTTAGATGCCATACATTTTGGACATAGTTTGTGCCCAACACTATAATCAGAAATATATCGTTCATAATCATCATGTATATTATTATCACATTTAAACCATACTTTTTTATGAGAATACTCAGCATATTCAAAAGGAGATTTTTTATTTTTGTCAGACCATAAATCTAATACTTCTGGATGACGAGCACCAAAGCTATCGTTTTTATGAGTTCTTTGATGAATCCCACCAACACCACAATAAGGACAAAATGCTTCATGTGTGTCAAAATTCGCAGGAGTAGTATAGAAATCATGATAATCAACATTTAAGCATTTTAAATGAATTTTTAATCTGTTCTTATAAATGGGAATAGAAAATGGATCTACCTTATTATCATCACACCAACATTTTTCAATCCAATCATTTCCAAACCTATCTATATTATATTGTGCAAAAGAATCTTTTGGGTGAGTTATTTTAGAAGAACACATCGGACATCGACATCCATAAATAAAACTATAAGCCATTATTTGATAATCACCATGATATTCCTTTTCTTGACATTTTATCCAAATCTTTTTAGAAGATCCTCTGTCTAGCGTAAACGGAGAAACAGTATTTTTATTAGACCAATATTTTTGTACGGCTTTTTCACCAAAATTAGAAATTAGATAATATCCAATAGAATTATAATATTTTTTAATCGGATCACATCCTTTATCTTGGTTTACAATATCTCCTATTCGCATTTCTATTCTTTCTCCTTGTACTTTAAACCATACTTTTTTACCTGAGCATTTAGAAATTTGTTTTATGTCATTTTCATCATCCCAAGATTCTATAAGATCGTTTCTATTATTGTCTATACACCACGTATAAAAGGAATTACATATTGGACATATTAAATCTTTTGAATAAACTAAATTATTCATTCCTTTTAAAAAACTTTTATGTCCATTTGCACATTTAAAATAATATTTATCTTTAGCGCTATAACTAACTTCTTTTGGAGATATATTATTTAAATCATAATCCCAATAATCACAATAATTTTTATTATTTTCATTACACCAAGTATAAAAAGATTTTGCATTTTTACGCATAAAATTCCTCTCTTTCAATTAAAAATCTGCAATAAAAAAGAGTAGTCAATTAGTTATTCTCTCTTTGACCACTCTGACGTTAATGTATTTAATTTTTCATCTTTGATATAAACCCAAAACATTTTATGTGTTTCGGGATGTAATCCTACTAGCTCATATCTGACTCCATGAGATGCCAAGAAATCTCGGAGTGGGATAGAGTAGCAAGGAAATAATTTTGACGGTTTCATTCCTTTTAATCCTTTTGATGTAATTGTGTTTCTTATCAACCTCACACATTAAGGTTCAAACAACAGAAGATAAGTTTCTGCATTTATGTGAATTGTTCAGATTCACCCTGTTGTGTCAGGTAGTATCGAGCGCATATTCACCAAGCATCGTTGCATATAACTTGATGTGGAAGTTGTCGCTACAGTGAGGGCTTATCTCAGAGAGATCTGTCCCATCGGATTCCTTGAACGTCACGCTTTTACGAACCTAATTATGTCGCCATAATAGGAGAGTGGTGATACGTCTGCATTATCAGACCGTTGTACGCAGTTCCCGATTATTGTTCCAATTATTTATTTATCACCGTGTATCTCACGGATAACATACTTTAAACCTCTGTATTCAGAGTAAATTATGTATGTTGTCGGCATATTCAAAAACTGAGGGAATACATTTTATCCCTACCGACATTTTTAATTCCTGAGAATATTCCTGCTCCTAATCCAATAGAGCCAAGAATACCCAATTTATCAAGTAAGAAAGTAATAGCTTCTGAGACTTTTGTAAGACCAGTTACAATTGTACCTAAGTCTCCTCTGTCTATCATATCTTGCACACAGCCAACCCAAGTTTCCTTAAGTGCGTTGATTTTATAAGAAAGAGAGGATTCTACAGCTTCCATTTCTTTATCCGAGCTGCCAGCACTTTCACCCATTTCAGCGAGAGCTTTATCAACAGCTTTAAAGTTCTGAATAAGAGCAGCACCTGCTTGAGCTTGATTACGACCAAAAGCCTTGATAAGAAAATCATTTTGCTGCTTCTGTGTCATCTCATCCCAGATACCTGCAATCTCTCTGAAATAATCAGTTAAATCTTTGAACTCTGTAGTTGAACCAGGTTTGAAAATAGAAACTCCTTCTGCATGTTCAGCAGTTTTAGTTAAATCTATTAATTCGCCTGTGATATTTGCTAAATCCTCAGAATATTCTCCTGTCGTTTCGTCAAAAGATCGCAGTCGTAAGGCAACGCTCTTGAGGGAAGTACCACTTTTTTCTGCATTTTGCAAAACTTCTTGTATACCTGAAAATAAAGCAAAAGCATCTTTTGTAGAAGTACCAACAGCAGCAAGTGCAGCGGCAGAACGTTCCATACCCTCTACAATATCTTGGTTGTCTTCAGCCATTGTGTTTCCAAGCTGATTTATAGGGTCCATAATTTCAGACTTTACTTGATCTGGATCTATTGACCATGCTTTCATGATTGAGACTAATCCGCTCTGAGCTTCATCAACTCCCATTCCAGGAGAAATAGAAGCAAACTGAGAACTAAGTTTTGCCATTTCCGTAGAAGCTTCAGCAGTATTGTATCCAAGCCTAGACCAAGCGGAACTTTGATTAATAATCTCTTCTGTAGTTACACCCATCTGTTTCGCAACATCATTAGCGTCATAATAGTATTGCTCAAGCTGAGTTTTGTTCATTGCCGTAGTTTTCTTTAAATCAACTAAAGCATCGTCAAGACTTACAATTGTACTAATCGCTTGTTTCCCAATATTAATAACATCATAAAATCCAAACATACCTGACATCTGAGCAGCTAATTGATGAAATCCACTATTCTTTAATGTATCAAAGAAACTTCTGCCAGCACGACCAGCTTCAACTTCAGCATTGTAAATCTTCATAATCTCACCATGAATTCTATCCAAACTCATGCTAGGATTACCACTTTCAATTTCCGTATAGTAAGCCTTGATTTTAGCTTTTGCCTCAGAAGACATCTTACTATTTTCATTGAGAAGCTTGTGAATCTTGTCTAATTCTTTCTGACCTGAAACAAAGTTATATCCCTTTTCAGCAGCCGACATATTAGTGACAGTAGCGATAGTATCTTTGATTTTCTTTTCATAGTTATCTAATCGGTTGATATCATCACTTGTCACCAAACTAGCATCTTTACCCTTTAATTCATTAAGCAGAGTTTCATACTCTTTAACAGCGTCCTTGACAGCCTGTACATTTTTTAAATATGTATTACTTGTCCAACCTCCATCGTTGAATCTATCAATGGTTGTTTTGTATTTATCAATCTTGCCATTATAAGAATCCAAGCGTTTATCATATTTATTGAAATTTACATTGGCATTCTGTTCTTTGGCTTGTGTATTTTCCTTAACTTTCTGAGTATTCTGTTCTAATACATTATTCTCTTCTTTGATGGAATTAGTAGCAGACTCTACAGAAGCAGAAATATCTTTGTCAGGAAATGCGTCTTTCTTTTGGTCTTGAGAAGTAGTAGAAGATATCTCTTTAACAGCCATAGCAGTTTTTTCAGCTTGTGATTCAGTTTCTTTTAATTCGGATTGTAATTTATTTTGCTGTTCAATAGCAGAATTAGAACCAACTTCTATATTAAATATTTTTAATAAATCATTAGCATATTCATTAGCAGTTTTTCCACCAATTTGCATATCTGATATTAATGATTTAATTTCGTTTGCTATATTTTCATTAAGAGATACACCCTCAAGTTGATTAAACCAACGATATGTTTCTGACAACTCTGTGTTGATTTTATCTATTTCTCCTGTCTTTTGAGAATCAACATGAATATTATCAAACAATGAATCGTTTGAGAATTTTTTATTCTGATAAAATTTTTCTTGAGATTTATTTAGATTGGGTGATTCGCCTGCTCCTTTTAGTATATCTAACAGATAAGCAGCTTCTTGAATATCATTTTCATTAATTAAAGATATTTTACCATTATATTTTATATAAATTTCTTTTAATCTATCTGATATTCTATTAATAGTACCTTCTGTATCACCAGCCCAATTGATATCATTTTCGTCATATAAATTTTGGTAGAGTTTCGTATCATCAGAAGTTTTGCTTAACGATTTTTCTTTTTCTTTAAGAGATACGATTGTTTGAATTCTATCAATTATTTCATCATATGTAACTTTTCTCTTTTCTAAATTATGATATAGGTCAATTTCTGTTGATTGCTCTTTAAAATCTCCAGATGAAATATTCGTTTTCTGTCCAATCTTACTTTGTGCATCAGCCAATTTCACAGCTTCTTTTGCAGCGTTTTGATACGCATCACTAATATTCTCCACTTGTTTGACAGCACCACTCGTATTGCCACCCATATTACTCATGTTTTTATTAACATTGAGAATATTCTGACTCAGTTCAGAAAGTGATTTATCAATATTTTGGATAGAAGAGAGTAATGTCTTCGTACCAGAATCATCTACTTTACCAAAAGCTTTACTTAAACTCTGTACTTCTGATACAATACTTGATAGTTCCTTTGATAAATTCTCAAACTGTTTGAAATCACCTGTTCCCTTACCAAGAGAGTCAAGCATTTTTTCGAGATTGGAAATTACATTTCCAAGTTTTTTCTCATCAATATTTAAGTTGATTTTATATTCTTTGCCTTCGAGAGTATCCATTTTGTCTTGGAGTTCTTTTGTGTCCAAAAGTAACTTTTTGACATTAGATTCAATCTCCATGCTATATTTATACATTCCTGGCATTTAATTTCCTCACTTTCTTAAAATTTCATCAACTCTTTTATTTATAATTTTGTCTAAACGACCATTAAATCCACTTTCGATATCTCGCTCTACATACATATATGGAGGGATGGATCTATGCATCATCCAATGACCATGACCATGTTCACCATTCATAAACATATAATCAAATGCAAGGCTGGCATTTAATTTCTGATGATTACCTTTTTTATTAGAATATTTTCCATCTTCTCTTGGTGCATCATAGGTATTTCCCCAACCATACCCAGCCCAACCGATATAATTATCCATTGCACCTGAATCTACTGAAAAATGAAGAACATTTCCTTTACCTATTGTTCTTGTAGAATCGAGAATTTTCATGAAGTTATATGTTCTTTCATACGACTGTGGAGTGTAATCGTTATACCAATCTATCAATGAATATCTAACAGATTCTTTTAGAAGTTCATTTGCTTGCGGAGCAATTTCTTCTGCAATATGATTTTCAATTCTGTCTAACTTCTTTTTAAAATCTGTATATATATTTTTTGCCAATTCCAATCACCTCCAAAAATTTCACTATTTTTACACTAAAATAGGAGAGCAGTATAACCGCTCTCCATAAGAAAAGCTCTATACGCTGTGACACGCATAGAGCCTAAATATTAATCTAAATATACCTCTGGAATAAAAAACAAATCATCCTTACTATTGTGTTCTTTCTTATAATCTTCAATAATATATTTTGCAGTTATTTTATTAACACATTTAGCAGCTTGGTTAATATCATCTGTAACTTCTGAATTAAACGTTAAATAATAGTCTGGATTTTCATTTGAGATACATATGTACAAGTTTTTATTATCCATAATTTATTTCCTTTGAAATTTGAATTTCTACACCTCTTTAAAATTTGCAGTAGTTTTAAGTTTATAATCATCAAGAATCTTTCTCAAATCATCGTCAGACAAACTATCAAGTTTCTTACTAATGGCATCAACAAGCGGTGTGAGAGTAGCTTCGCCAAGAGTCTTAAATCTTTCCACCTGCTCTGTGATAAAGCTGTGGATCTCGTATTTATTCTGCAAAATATCCGATTTCTTAAATGATAACAAATGTTTAAACTCTGCAATTTCCTCATATGGAATAAGTGGAGCAGTAACATCATTGCCAATAAGAAGAATATCGAACAGTCCAGATTTCTTTAACTCATCATATTCCTCAAAGAATCCTTCAGTCTCTACAGTAAGGTTTGTGTAGTTCTCAATAAAAATTCTTGTCATTAACAAATATTCAGCAGAAGAGTTTACTTTTACATTACCAGTTTTTTCGTCAATCATAGTTATTTTGAGCAAATTACCGATAAGTGCATCCTTTCTAATAAATGGCACATAAGGTATAATTTCAAGATTATCTTTAATATACTGTTCCTTTAATGACTCTGTGTCACGCTTATTATATTCATCTATAAAATTTTTAACTGTAATCTTTTCCATAATTAATATTTCTTTCATTCCTTTATCTCATTCAACACCCACTTGCATGAAAATACATGATCATAAGTGTAAACAGTTAATATATCATTTTGGCTATTATATTCAGTCCGTTCTATCTGAGGGCTTTCGTTCATGATTGAAATAAACTCATGAGAATTAACAGCCCAGTTATGTTTTATTAAATACTCATGTATCTCATCATCTGTCATGATTTTGCTTTCTTAGTTTTATTCATAGCGCACATATATCTCCGTTCTTGGATTTTCCTTATCAACATAACATTCCATAGTAAGTCTTGTAATATGTTTACTATCATCATCAATGATAAATCCACTCTCTGAAAGTCCATCCAAGAGAAACTTAGGAGTTCCATTATCAATATCATGTCTACGATTAGTTTTATAATATGTAACAAATTTCATTTCACATTTTTCAATGTGTAGGTTAGAATAACCTTGATTATCAATAAACCAACATATGAAATTTTTCCATCGTTGTTTAAGTGCGTTCATCATAGGTCTTTTCATTATCATCCACTGGTTTATAGTTGGATGATATGGATTCTCTATAGGTTTCTTATTTGCTCGTGGATGTTGCTTAAAATAAAACTTTTCATATTCCTCAAGTATTGAATTATCAATCACTAATTTTATAGTTTTCGTTTATTTCACTCCTTTACATAACAAAAGAGCAGCCTCCGAAGAAACTGCTCTTTCCTTTAATATTAAATTCTAAATGTGATAGGTCGTAGTTCCCAATGTGCATTAGGATATTTACCTATATTACTTATTACGAAATTATGTACTTCATTCATATCTCCAAAGTTCTTATCAATATGAATTACTTTGCCTCCTAATAATTCCAATTCTTCACAGATTACGTTGTAAAATGTCTTCTCCATATCAACAATTCTCCTTATCTTTTAATACAAAACAAATCGTACAAATCAACATGTAATGCATGAGATAAAGATATAGCATGAGAGAGTAGTATATCAGATGTATATCCATTTTCAAGATTAGATATTGCAGTTGCTGACAATCCTGTACGTCTCGCAAGTTCTGATATTGACATATTCTGTTGATACCTATATCTGCCTATTTCATTCTTCATGTATTTAGTCTGTGTATAATCTGTTTTTCTATACATATATAATAAGGAAGAAATTCATAAGTTGAATTACTGGATTTTATGATATAATAAAAATATTAGGACTTAAACTCCATATTTCGTAGACATTCCTGATACTTTTCAGAAATAAATTTCATACTTTCCTCTGCTTGACCATTTTCCATCTTATGAGCTGTAAGCAGTTCTTCATACTTTTTATATGTCTTGAAGACATTATTGAAAGCCTCTTTATTTTGTTTCTGACCATTTGACAGAGAAGAACAAAAATCCAAAATATATTTACGTTTTCTCTCCAAGTTATTATCTAATAACTCGGATTCAATATTCTCTATACCTTCAGACATTTTAGTTATCTCTTTATACTGCCAGTTATCATGTTTTTCCAAAGTGTCTATTCTTTTGTCAAGTGTCTCTTTATCAATTTCATAGCCAAGTTTTACACGTAGGGTTTTCTTTGCTTTTTGAATCAAGAATACTATTTTATCTAATCCCAAGATTATTATAAATACGCCCAAGATAACAGTTGGAAAATCTAAATTCATTAATGCTTTTATTTCATCCATTTCATATTACACCATCTGAGCCTTTCCTTATATCAACTTGAGGAATTCAGATGCTGTAATTTTAAGACCATCATCTCCAAATTTCTGTTTTGAAGCTCTTACAAGACCATTACCATATTTGCCAGGACATTCTACACCATTCGGATCAACACCATTAAGATACATAAGTATCTCAGCCGCAGTTACCATATACTGTCTTTCTCCCTTTTTAACATAATGAGAGCCAAGAGCTGACTTAGACTTGCGACCAAATATTCCATCTTCCCCAATACCCTTTTTATAATCAAGGTTGATAGCATGTTGTAAAACTCTAGCTTTCATTCTGTTGGTTTCTTTTCCGACAAGTCCATCAACAGCAATTGTATGTCCTGTAAAATTAATAGCGTGTTGCTGTCCTAATCTTACGAGTGAATTTCCACTTGGCTTTGACTGAGTAGAAGTAGATGGTTTTGGAGTAGAAGTAGAAGCCTTCGAACCATTTGTAATATTAGTACATACATGACTTCCATCCTTAAGAATCAAATCTCCTCTAAGTAAATATGCATCACTTGTTAAATATTTTGAATCTGTAAGTATCGTTGCGCCAACTGCTTTGCAAGCTGCACGAAGAGTAGAAGTAGTATTGGATTTATTGAAATTCTTTAATGTTGAAATTCCAAGTTTATAACCAGCCGCTATAATATTTGCTGAAACACCTGCTGAACAATCAGCTTCACAAGCTATTGTAATTTTACTTGCATCCCAGTTACTAGCTTTAAGATGATTGTAATATGAGAGACGCGCATTCTGGTCATATCCAATTAAATTGTTCTTAGCTGCCTTTTCTGCATTAAGAGCTAACTGCTCACGCACATTCGCAGGAAATCTGATTACACATTTCCAATTATGATTATACCAAGAACGAATATACCATTCAGTACCACTCTGGTCGCCAGCTTTTCCACCAGAATAACGACCTCGTTCATCTTTTCCACAATTTGAAATCATAGTGATTCCTCCTTCCTAATTTTCTACAATAAAAAAGAGACTCTTTAAGTCTCTAAATTATTTATCATATTTTATTTTTCATGTTTAAGATCATACAATGAGGTTGTAATGAGTGAATCTAAATAATCCTCGAAATCACTATTTGCCTCTTTGAGACATTTATATACTGACTGATTAAGTGCCTGAATTGCTTTCTGTTTTGCAATTTCTTTTACTTCATTCATTTTATCCTTAGTCCATGCGTCAGTGCCTTTTATGTCTTTGACCTCTGTTTCATATACTGACTTGACAGCATTTTTAACTTCTCTATAAAGAATCAAGGCATACTTATCAAGTTTCTTTGTCTTCAGATATTTATAAATCTGTGTTCCAATTGGAACTAAAATTACTGTCCAAATAGCAGAGAGCAGTGTCATCCAATCTAAATTTACTAAGAACTCCTTCATCGGTTAATCCTCCTCTTCTTCAAATTTCTTACTATTCCATTCTTTATATAACTCATTTATTTCTTTTGATTTTAACCATGCAAAAACAACACGTTTATTTCTACCTGGAAAAATATCAACTAATTTCCCTCGTGATAAAGGTGAACTTAAATACATACAATTTTGAGTCATATTAGGAATATAAATTACATCTTCTGAATCGTACTCCCAATTGAATACGTCACTATATTCTTTAATAGCCGTTCACTCCATTCTATTTATATATTGTTTAATAAGCGTAAAAAATAGGGCTACACAAAATACTGAATAGTAAATGCATAACCCTATACAATCAAAAAATTTAACTTACTATTCAATATAATCATTTCTTCTGTATCAACTTATTATCAGTTTTTGAAGTCTGTTCTTTATTAGGAGTAGTATTAACTGTCTTTTTATTTTCTCCTAAAATTTCATTAATGACCTTTTTAACATCTTTATCAAAACTATCCAACTCGGATAAATCACATTTTAATAATTCTTCTTTTGCTTTTGCTTTATCTTTTGTTTTATTATATTCATAAATTGCGAGATAAATTGTATAGTGTGGAAGAGTATCAGTTACTGTTCTCCAAGGAGTATAAGTTTTAATATTCTGACATGTATGACAAACTCTATAAGGTTTTCCACATATTGCGCAAATTGCGTTATTTTCTAATGACATATAATAATTCCTTTCACAAAAAGAGTGGTATATTTCAACCACTCTTATTTTTTAAATTAGTCCTCAGATACTAAGATATCGAAAAGCTTACCATCCTCAGCACAGTACTCCTTATTAAGAACATAAGAAGCTGGATGCTTACCATCAGACTTAAGAGAAAGCTCTACGCTTGATGGATCAATCTGTGCTCTTGGACAACGGATAACACCAGCATATACAAGGTTCTTATTACATGGATCATGGAAGATTGCATGGATAAGAAGTGTCTTAACCTCTGGTACACCATCAGTTCTCTTAATTACCTGAACTGCTGTACCTGTCTCCTTCTCATAGTTTACAAATACACGACCAGTTGTTCCCTCTGGAAGAGTAATTGTTCTGTTAGCTGCATCAATAGTGAACTTGTCTTCACCCTTTGTAGCAGATACAGTATATGTCTTACCGAATGTGTTATTATCATTAATAACCTTAACATACTTAACCTCTGCACCCTTTGTACCAACTGGAACATATTTAAGCTCTACAGTTGCACCAGCTCCAATTGCAATTGTCTCAGATACAGGCATCTTAATCTTATTTGTATCAGAAGCTACAGCCTTTGTTGAACCAAACTGTGAAGCAGCAAGGTCAAGAGAGAAGAGCGAGTTAGTGAAATCAAATGTACCTTTCTGTGCCTGATAGAATGTCTGGATTGGTGTACCCATCGCATCAGTAACATCTGTACCATCGGCACTTGTTTTAAGAGATGGATCTTCGACCTGTGTATATCTACCAGTAAGCTCCATTGTAGCAGGATCATATTCCTCTACGGCTCTAATTTTCTCAAGAATTAATTCATTTGGGTTAAAGTTAGCCATTTTTATTCCTCCTTAATAATTTTGTGGCAATAAAAAAAGAACTCTAATCGAGTTCTCCAAGCCAATCTATTTGTTTTTTGTCTATATCATCAAAGCTTATTCCGAAACCAGAATAGCCAGATTGCAACAATAATTGTGCATTTTTAATTTTTCCTATACGTTTTACAGAATCCATAAACGCATTAATTTTCATATTCCAAACTTGTTCATGATTATATTTAAATCCTTCTGAGTTGATCATAGCGGATATCATATTTTTTAATTGAGAATGATATTCTTTATTTTTTGCTCGTTCCATTTCTTCTTTCGCATCTTCTATTAACACCATTTTAGTAGAATTGTTAGCTGGAATTCTAAAATCTCTTTCAATGAAATGTGTTTTGCAAAGATAATCAATTATCATATTATAGGTAAATTCATCTATTATTACTGGTTCTAAAGATACCTCATCGAAGATATAATTGCCGAATCTATTATCTTCTGATAATTGATTTATTAAAGTACCTTCATCTGCATTAACGAATTTTGCAGCATCAATTAAACTTGTAAAATGATGTAACTTTTTGCCCTTTATATTACTACCAATTAATTCATAGATATTCCCTGTAGGAATTGCTTGATACAAAAAAATTGAATCATCATCTTCTTTTTGTCGAACCTGAAATTTAGAAAAATCTAAATCTCCAAATATAATAGAAGTTTTTTTAATTGGAAATGCTTTATAGAGCAGTGTATAGAATAATTGAAATGGTTGTATTTCAGTATAATCTATTCCACCTTCCCATAATTGTACCTTTAAAGATTGTGGCGTAGCTGTAAAGTTATACAACATTGAATAATAATCTTTTTCTGAAAAATCACATATTTCACCCAATGTAGGTTGATGTAAGATAATATGTTTTTGAACTATAAAATCTTCACCACGATATATCTTTAGTTCATCATTCTCATAGTGTTCTTCCTTGCCTATTGCCAAGATTCGTTATTCCTTATGTACGATTGCTCACCAAACGGGCTATATGTAATTCCATTAATATCATAGTAAATCTGAAATACCAATGTTCTTACTACATAGTTATTATCTGTCATAGATTCTTTAGATGAGATTAATTTTGTCTGCAACCCAAAGATACTAGACCAATTAAATTGTTCTCGTATAATAGAAGCTATTAAATCATGACGAGGTAAGCCTGTAAGTTTATCCATACGGTCATTTCCATGAACAAATATTGTGAATGTTATTTCTGTATTTTTATTTATTTGAGAATATCTTGGAATTTCATCAAAACCAACTTGATAACATATATAATGTTTTACTTCCGTTTGAGTATCTGGAATAAATAAAAAAGGACGGATATTTGAATTGCTTCCAAAATATCTATCCCATTCTCCAAGCGGTTCATATTTTTTATTTTTTTCATCCCATTCCCAATTTATATTTCCCTTATCATTAAAAAGTTCGGATTCTAAATCTTTTTCATTAAGAGCATATAACAGATAAGGATTCGACAATAATGCCTTTTTAATTTTTTGTTTGTAAACAATATTATCGTCATCAGGAGTTTTTCTATATGCTCGAAGTTTATTTAGCAAATCAGTTTTAGATACTATTTTATCTTCTATCATACATATTACCTCCTCAATCTGTTATTTCTAATTGTAATTTATTACTTTCAATTGTAATAGTCTCATTTGTAATAGTGCAGTAAATAGTCAGAACTTTACCAACATAATCATAATTATCCTTCTTCTGATTATCTTGTTCATAATCATAAGGAAGTTTTATTTTCATCTGACAGAATGATATATCATTTCTGATAATACCTTTATATTCTTCATTATCTATTTCAAAATGCCATTCGAAATTTGATTTACTATCACCAAATGTATTAGTAACATCTTCACCAGAATCATTTGAGAGTTTGATATTAAGTGTTCGATAAGAGCCACCAACTTTAATTGTTGACACTGATGAAGTAATCGTAGCCAAGATATTTGTAACTGGTGATGGAATTGGTTGGGTATCTGGATCTGTTGGGGTGATTTCTGAATCGAAGTAGTCCGCATACATTTCGCCTGTTTCAAGATTGACATAATCAGTATGCTCGTTCCAAAATGCCGTATATATAGTAAGCTTTTGAATACCAAATGGCATTGAATTTTCAACCTTAGTCACTGTCCATACGGTAGGATGCTCTGTTAAAGCACTTACTACAACTCGCATATTTTTAGAATCTTCAGAAGTGTACCAAAACTTCTCTGTAATAGAGTTCATTGGCAACCATATCTTATTCTGATTATCAGTATGTGTAAAATATCGGTCGGTGTAAGTGCCTATAGTGTAGGAATTCTGTTGTCTTAAGCAACACCACATACGTCTCTTGATATGTTTATCATTATTCTTTTCAATCCATGTAAGTTCATAATTTACTGGTAAAATCAAATACTTTGGAAACTGATTTGCAGGTTCATCACGACAGATAATCCATTTATGATAAATTCCTCTATCATCTGGAACATCCACGAAAAGTCCTATCGGGAATGTTGCTCCATAGTGTTTCCTAAAATCAGTCTCATAATAGTAAAGGTCATCACCTTCATTGAATCTTACAGGCTGACTTGGACGAAACATAAGATAGTATTCTACTTGATCTTTGTCCATTGACTGATAAGATTTGATAATAAACTTTGCGTCAATCTTTGTCTTATTGGTATTTTCATATGTCATACCTTCAGCAAGTGAACGTGTAATTCCATGTTCATCTGTGAAGAAGTCGTCATGAAAATGATCGTAGATATAACAAGTCTTTGCTGCAAGATCGTTATCCCACGTAAGTTCCATGAGGGTATCTGAATCAGATTTTAATTTTTCGCCAAGGGTAGAATAATTCTTCCCAGTAGAGTTTCCATTAACTTTCGTTTTTCGTTGGTAAAAATCGTATACAGACATTACTCATCACCAACTTTCATTCTCTGAAGCAAAGCCCCAGCATCAAACACAAGTTTCTTATATTTGTTAAAATTAAATTCTTCTGACTGTAATACAGACAATGCACATTCAAGACTGTTAATAATTTCTACAAAATCCTTTGGATAGAGTAGTAGTTTATTACAATTAGAAATTTCAAATAATAGATTTTTATGATATTCCACAACATCTATATTTTCAAAATCAGCTTTTGTGTTTTTATCTGTATATAAAACTAACCAGAATATTTTTTTTCGTAATTTCTGCTTATAGTAATTAGCTTGAGAAATTTTAAATTCTCCATATTTATGTGGAACTAATTTATCCATTAGAACCACCATACTCACCAAAGTAATAGGTATGACGAGACAATTCAAGTTCCCATTCACGCTTTAACTGTGTGAGCCTTTCCATATTTTTTGAATAATTATCTATAAGTTTTTTTTCTTCCTTGCCACCAATCATAGTTGCTAAGTTCTTTGTATTCTCTAATTTTGATGGAAAATAACTAATGATAATTCCTTTTGCTAAAATAGTTTTTACAAATTCAGAATCATAGAAATCATCTACACTGTTTGTTAATGTAAAATTGATACTCATAATTTCATCATCAAAAGAATATACACTAAATTTTTTTCTAAGAAGTGGGAAAGAAGCAGTTGTATGCAACCATTCACAGAGAATACTATAAAAATCTTCTTCTGTATAAGTTGCAAGTTCGAGATCATTAATCATTGTTAATGCTCTTTTGTATATATCTTCGTATTTAAGAGAAGGCATATATTACCTCCTTAAATGAATTCTTTTATACAAGTTCCTAGCATATCATCAATAGTTTTAATCTTCTCAATAGACGGATAATTCTCAGCACGAATCATAGTCATTGCTGTTACCCTTACAATTTCACCAAGCCATTCTGGTGCTGATTTAATCATATCTTTAAACTCATCATCATCCATGTCAAAATATTCTTCTGGATAATCAATAGATTTGAAATACTTATATCTGTCACCAAGTTCTCGTTTCCATTGCTCTACGAGATCTTTATCCATAATAATAAAACTAGGTTTTGTTACATATTCAGTTCTTCTAAGTGCCTGCAAATCACGATATTTAATATATTCAATGTCCCCAAAATATTCCCAATGATATACAGTGTTTTTATCAACTCCAACAGCAGTTAATTTCCACGGAGTAACACTTTTACATGGAATCTCGTCATTAGGATTAAATGTTTTATGTATTTTTACAGGCTGTGGTTTTGCAGACTCATTTTCTGATGTTGTCACAGCTTTATTATCTGTAGGTATATTATTAACTTTTACAAAATTATTGTTTGTAAAATCAATAGCATCATCATCAAGTTTCTGCATATGACTAGATACTTTATATCCATTCTCTCTTAAAAAAGATATTAATTCTTTTGGAGTAATACCTAGTTCTTTTGCTAATTCATATACTTTCATCCGTTTTCTCCTTTAAAAATAGGAGAGTAGAATATTTCCACTCTCCATATTTTTATATTAATCTAATACTAGGCAGTAATCTTAATCTCTCCAAAGAGTTCGTTAATCACTACACCAATACCTTCCTGGTATACTACCTCCGCATCAACAGTCATATCTTTCTTCAGACCGTCCATACCTGTCTCGTAGTACATAACATCTCCTTCGTTTACTCTCTTAATTGGCTTAAACTCTGGATCTACAGGAAGAATGAAAATCTTCTTCTGATCTTCGGCAGAGAATACATTCTCTCTTGTGCCAGCTTTATTAACACGAGCAAGAGGTAAGCACTCATAACCTTCCCAGTTACCAAGAATACCATTCTGATTTCTCTCGTCTTTCATTGAATCAGAGAACATATTGTAATTTACAGTACCCTGAAGCTTCTGAATGGCTGGTCTAGTACCAACAAGAATAACATCCTTACCTGTAGCAGCAGCAACTGCTTCAATCTGAGCAATTATAGAATCCTTTGTAGACTCAGAAACTGCTGTCTGAAGAATCATATCTGTTGGGAGAGAAGCGTCCATTCCCATAAATGCTGTGTAAAGAGCAGCATATCTGTTCTCTTCGATAGACTTATACATCTTGTCTACAAGAGCAGCGAAATCAACCTTACCTGTCTGGAAAAGTACAAAATCTGTATACACTTTTACACCATAAAATGATGTATCAATAGAGAATGCCTTACCAGGCTTTACTGAAGCACGTACAATGTCATGGTGATTTCCTGCGAACTTAGAAACTGTCAGAAGAGAGTTATCTTCTACGAAGAACTCATTTGCATCTCCTTCAGCAATATTTCTTTCGTCAACATACTCCATGAAACGAGCATTAGCTGTGTTCCAACCTGAGTTCATCTTGTCAGCAATTACATCTTCGATAAGAGTAGCGATTTCCTTATTATGATCTCTCCAAGCCTGTCTACGCTTCATAGAATTAGCCTCTTTGAAGTTAAGACCAAGAATCTTATCAAACTGCTTTCTAAGAATTGTCTGTGTGTCCTCCTTAGAATACTTCTCATATACGCTATTGCTTGCGTCCATCATGAGTGAGTTGAACTCAAGCATATTGTCATATTTATTGTCAAACTGTGCTAAAACGTTCGCACTGAAACATGTAATATCTTTCATCTATTTAATCCTCCCTTCTCTTACGCAATATCCTTGTTCTGAAGAACCTGAATACGAACGATTGTGTAATATGTACCTACTGAAAGGCTGTGAATCTTTCCAATGAAACCATTAGTACCCTGAAGAGTAGTAAGTTCAGTAGCTTCAGAAGCTATCCATGCACCCTTGCCATCAACTGTTACAAGATTTCCAACCTTAACTTTTTCTGCACTATCATCTGTGAACTGGTAAGAAGCAATACCAAAGATATCTGTATGTACAGATGGATCTGCAATCTGATATGTCTTTACTGGCTTGCCTGCTGGGTTTGTGTAGTTATAAGCCTGTCCCTGCTCAGTTGTAAGTGCTGTCTTAACCTCTGCTGGTGCGCCTGTTACAGCAATCTTGTCTGTAATCTTTGCGATAGTTGCATATCTTTCCTCAAGACCATTGCCTGAGTAGTCTCCAATCTTTAAAGCAACACCATTGTCTACTGGGATGGGGTTATTGCTTTCATCTCTTACAAGTGCATCGTAAATATTTCCCACGTCTACACTAAGGAGCTGACTAGACTCCCAAATTCCATGTAAGCCATTTTCCTTGGCTTTAAGATTTGTATAAACCATTTAAATTTCCTCCTTATTTAATAAATTTTTGCAATAAAAAAGAACGTCTATTGACGCTCCTATTGATTTGTTAATATTCATTTTTAATTATTTCTTAAGTAATCCATCTAAGAATGATGATTCATGCTCAGTTCTAGCAAATGCGAAGAAAGAAGGCTTTGTCTCCTTATGTGATTCCTCCGCATCCATAGAGAATGTCTTTGTAGTTTTTACTACCTTACCAAGAGCTGCGTCTGCTTTCTCAACTAACTCATCCTTTGTGAATTTCTTTACATTTTCAACATCCATGAGTTTCTTGAACTCATCCGTCTCAAGATATTTGCTATATGCCTGATCCTCGAAAACAGTCATCTTATCTGCGATTTCCTCTGCCTCTTCATATCTAGCAAGCTTTTCAGAAATAGAAGAGTAATTAGCTCTCATATCTTCTAACTCGGCTTTCTCATCGGCAGTTACAAACTCAGCAAATACTTCCTGACGTTCGCCATCAAAAGCAATAGTATCATTCTCTTTTGTGTAAGCCTGTTTGTAGTAATTTCCACAGCAAGACTCATAAATAAAATAATCATCATATACAGACATAATCCAGTAATACTCATTTAATGTCTCCTCGATTGGAGCCAAGAGCTGATATAATGCAGAACGTACATCTTCGTGTGATAATTCAAAAGTCTTAGAATATGTATCTTTGTCCTTATCATCATCTGTATTGTCATCAGTGTCATCTGACTCATCTGTTTCATCATCAGTATCATCATCGTCTGACTTATCTGATTCTGTTACAACTGTATCAGGAGTAGGCTCTGACTCATCAAAAGTAGTAGAGAATACATTCTCAAGTTCCTCGTCAGATAAGTCTTCATACTCGAAAGTAATATCTTCTACAGTTTTATTGTATTTTTCCAGTAATTCTTCAAATTTTGTCATATTGGTTTCTATATTTCCTCCTTTCTCAAATTTTTCAACTGTTGGATTAGTTTTTGAATTTATATTGAGACTGGATAAAGTTTTGTTAAGATTATCCAGAGTTTCAATTAATTTAGAGTGTTCATCTTCTGAAATAGAAGAGAATAAAGAATTGTTTTCTTCAGAAAAATCTTTAATAGATAACTTACTACCAGACATACCTGGTAGGGTATGAGATCCAAGAAGTGTTGTTCCTTGTACATAAAAATCGTCAAGATGAAGTGTTTTATCAGTATTATCCCAATGCATCTTACGAATACAAAGCTCAACTGAACAGTCAACTGTTTTGCGTCTACGCAATATATCACAAGCATCTGTGTACTCCTCGTACACTACAACATCTGCACATACAAAATTTCTATCATATTCCTCATCATATTCAAGATGAATACTTTCAGGATGAATAAAATGACCAATAGGAATTTCCTTATATATCATCTTGTCCAATGCTTCGTCATAATACATTGTATGACCTGAAAAATCTTTGATAGGATTTCCGTCTTCATCGGTTTCGTCCGTATCTACAATATCTGCCATAACTGGACGATCTTTAATTGACATCATTTTTTCTTCAAGAACATCTGTCTCTATATGAGACTTATTGTTGTTTGTTAAATCGTGAAATGCCCTAATTTTTCCATAAAGCAATCCTTCTGATAAGTCATCATTTAACTCAAATGTTGCCAAAGACTGAACAGCTATATTATATCCAGACTTATCAGCACTAAACGTCATTGACTTTTTTTTCTGACTATAGAAACTATAAAGATCTTCTAAAGTAAGAAGTTTTTTATTCAATTGTGTTTTTACCTCCCTTCTGTGAAATTCTCCCAAAGAGGGAGTGATTTAAAACATCAACTTATTTGTAAATCCGATTTTATCTACTGGAATAGTGTCATCGAATTTTAAAGTTGAATCATTAATAAATATAAAAAAAGAACCCCCAGATGGAATTTCTGAGAATCCTAATTTTGTTAGATTATTTTTTGTTACCTCATCCGAGGTGAATAGAAATTGAGAATCATTTTTCATGTGTGTCACCTCAAACTAATTATTTGCTGAAGTACCAGCATTTTTGTCATTATCCCTAGTTTCTATGCCGCTGTCTGACAAATCATCATCATTCTTGGTTTGTCCACCAGAATCCTTTTTATTAGATTGTGTAAATGAAGTCTGAAGCGGAATCATTAAATTCTTAATTCCAATTGCATTTTCAAAGGTTAATTTGCAATAAGCTTCATAAGGGTTTCCCATAAGACTTGTAAGATAATCAAGAGCTGAACCACCAAGAGTAGCAGCATCTTTCATGGCAGACTGATATTCTTCTTGGTTATACCAAGTAATTTTATGTATCTTAAACGAATATCCATCAGATAGAACATTTTTAATATAATGATTATACCAAGATTCGATTTTATTAACTAAAACCCAACATGTACTTATATCATTTTGAATAGCATGTTTAAGTCCAACCGAATTTGTACTTGAGCCACCACTAATAACAAGCTGAGAAGCACCTGCATTTGCAAAAATATTCTGAACAGACTGGGCTAATTCATTGTTTGCTTCGGTTGTATTTGACTTAGGGAATGTAATCATTTCCAAATCCATCGGACTGTATGCGGTGCCGACCAATTCAGGGACAACTTCATCAATAAGTGCTTGCATTTGTTGAACAAGTTCAAGGCTTAACGAGAAATCATCGACATTTTCAGAATTAGGAACAGTTGGGATTTTACTTACAAGAAGTACATAATTTTCAAGTGCTGTACGATTATTAATAAGCTCCTGTAAATCAATATCATCAAGTATCAACTCCATCAATGGGAGAAAAAATGGGAGAGGAGCATAGAACTCATCATCTGGACACGCAGTTAAACAAAAAGTAGTATTAGGATCTAGCCTATACCATTCATAATCACGACCATTGTTTTTATAATCTTCATATCCTTTAATATGCTGTTCAGACCATGTACCAACTCCATCATTATTTACACCATAGATATAGTTTTTATTATCATTCTTATCAAAATAAGCAGCATCAAAATAAACAATCCACTGATTATCTTGTGTCTTACCATAAATACGACAATACTGAACATCTAATGGCATCCATATTTTCCCATCTTCATCAGAATCATATAATTCCCAAACAGTAAATCCATCTCTTAAAGCCATATACATCTGCGAATATGAATCTTTTGCCAATTCAAACTTAGAGAAATTCTTTAATAAGTTTTGATAATTTTTAATGGATTTAGTTGGATCAATTTCTTTTGTAAAATCATTTAACTGGGTAATATTATAATAGAAAAGAGGCATTGACGGATAATACATAAGAAGTTTCTTATAAAGCATTGAATATCTACACAAGAATCGTGATATTTCTCTAAGATTATCCTGACTGTTATTTGGCGAGCTGATATAATTTCGAAGTAGTTCTTTAGTATATGTAGTGAATGTTTTTGTAAAAGTTTTACCCACATTCCTCTGTAACAATTCCTGAAACTTTGCAAAATTTATTTTCTGCGCTCGTTTACGTTCTACTTCATAGCCAGACTCGTCAGTTTTTGTATAGACCTTTTGTACTATAGGCTGTTTTGCGTTTTTTGTATTACTCAAATTATGTGATATACCTCCTTTCTTTTAGAATCGTGTTACTTTCTTTGGTGCTCGTACTGAGAAGAGCTTTGTTATGTCGGATGGGGATTGGGTGCGCTTTTTCTGCGTAATAGATTTTCTACGTTCACACATTAAGGCATACGAAGCAAGACAGGCGGTATATGCCCTATCATCGTGCATCTTATTGGCTTTTTCAGGCGTTAATTCAAAAGAATCTTTTCCTGATTCACGTTTCTTACGAACCATGTTCACTAATTCTTCCTTTAGAGCATCCATATTTGCCAAAGCTAATTTATCCATCCAATCTAATTTAATCGTTTTTGTATTAACAGATTGAATTTTTCCAAGTTCATCATTTAACTTAACTTCAAATTCTTTTTCATTTACTTTTTCTTTTCGTAAACGTTTAGATATTTCTTCTCTAGCACTATTTAATTTATTTTGATCGATATCAAAAACAGTTAAATAATCCTTATTATCATATGGGGCAGTAAAACTAATTTTATTCTGATTTATTAATTCTATCATTGCTTCATACATTTCAGATTTATAACCAGCAGGAGATATAAGATGTATTTTATCCACTGCGTTTGGGAATCTTTTCACATACTCGGCAGAGTATTCTTTATCTATTAAACCTCTATGAGTAATACCAGCTGCATCTGTCCAATCTGGCATAAGATAATCAGCTATGTTTACACCACCTCCACCAGAACCTGCATCTATATAAATACCAACAATGTTTCCATATGCGTCTGCACCACCATTATAATCTAGGATTACTTTTTTTAAATATTCAATCTGATCTGGTGTTTGCATTGGAGATTTAATCTTTTTTCCAACATCAATTAAATTAATACAATTAACCAATCTAAGTCTTAAATCTTTACTTCCATCTACCTGTTCAAATTCATATAATTCACCAATAAGAATAACTGAATTATCACGACTTCTAGCAGGATCATATGAAATGATGAACTTTTTATCACCTGTATCATTATAAAGAAGTGGCTTTCTAACCTCTTCGTTTCGTGTGATAACTCCTCTTCTAATAATGGCATCGCTTCCAGCGTCAGTAGTGAATTCACAAAAATATTCTCGCCTAGCTTTTTCAGGATTAGTTCTCATATCTGAATCAATAGTAGATTTCTCAAACAGAGGTGCCATCATCTGACCATGAATAGTAGGGTGGAGTGGTACTTCACATGTTATATTTGCGACAAAGTAATCTTTATTGCCCATTAACATTTGTTTTGAAAATTCACGATAAAGAGAATAATATTTTGTAGAAGTATCAGAAGCAGAAGATATGTAGAATTTTTGGTTTGGAATTTCTTTTGGTATTGCTCTTAATCGAACAGTATCAATTCGATTACCATCTCTATCTTTACCAGATTTAAAACTCTTATTTACAATTGCAAAAGCTGAATAAACAGACATCATTTCGTCAGAAAGAAAACCGCACTCATCAAAAATTACGTTTCCCCTCATACCTCTTTTTCGATCCACGTTAGAATTTAAGGTCTGAGTAAATCCACCATTATAAGTTGAATATGAAAATCCATTGCTTCCGTGTGAAAATCCATCCCCTGCTGCATTTTTTATCTCAATTTCAGCTTTAAATATATATCCAGTAGAACCCATCATTGTATCAATATTATCATTTGCAAGTCGTTCCAAAGTGGTAAAAGTTTGTTCAGCCTGACTACCGCTACCGCTTGCAATATATGTCCAATAGTTGTTAAATAACATATCTTTTGACATTATGATTATGTCGATAAGAGTGGATTTACCAAATCCACGGCTACACACTAATAATACATTAGGACATGTCCAGCTTTGCTGAACTATCCAAGCTTGTGCATCCAATAATTCTATATTAAAAAAGTCATTTATAAACCTTACTGGATTGCATTGATAATATTTTTGCATATAAGCAATTTTTATCAAGGATTCAATTTTCCTTGACGACATTGCATATGTACCTGGTTTTACATAAATAATATCTTCTTGAATACATTGATCATCATATTTAATCATATCTAATGAATCAGTTATATCCTTAAATCTCATTGTTTTCATCCTCACTTTCTGAATCATTTTCAGAGTCATCATTTTCGGATTCTTGTTCTGAAAAACAAGAGAACAAATCATTTAAATCAACCAAATTCATTTCGAGCTTTATATCTTTATCTTTTAAATAATCTTTTATATCCAGATTTTCTCGAAGTAATATACGAGATATTTCAATATATTTATCCAAGTCTCTTTGTAAATCAACAATTTTTTGTCTTTGTTCAGCAACCATGTCTGACCATTCGGATTCATCCAAAGCAAGTGTTTTCATAATAGAAGCGTTACTTAAATCCATTACTTGTTTCATCGCTTTACAAGTTTCCAAATCAAAACCATTAACTTCACCTTCACGAAGATTTAAATCTTTTATTTTTTTAATTTTTCCTGTCCAAGTATTCTCACCTTTTTTGGCGTTTTTATTATGTTTTAAAGATATACAACTATCTTGGGCAAGGCTTGTAATAACAGAAGTAATTTTACCCTTACTTTCTTGCAGGGATTTAATTGTTGCCGAGTTACGCTCAATATTAGAAATATCACTCATAAGTTTTGCAACAGTATCATCAATTTTTGACTGTTGTAAAAAACCACGAACAATAGAAATAGCAGAAGAAGTACGCATCATATCTTCGTTAGCATCTTCACTAGAATCAAGAATTCCTAACAATTGAGAATATAAAAATGGTTGGTCAGCAATATCCTCCTTTTCAAAAGGATCATAACTAAGTAATCGAATAACATCATTTTTATTTTTCAAAAAACTGTCATATGTATCTAATCCTGCGTGAGATTCGATAAGTTCTTCCTCAGTCGTAAGTTCTTTTACTGATTTATTTTCAGTTTTATCCTTAACAAAATGGTCTGAATCAAAGTATGTTAGTCCTATATAATTTGGCATAGCAATTTGACGTGCATACGCTGTCCATACATTAGATTTAACTTTTCCAGAAGCTAGATTCTCAACTTCCTGAATGCTTGAGTCCCATACCTTTTCGAGGAAAGGTTTTCCCAAATATCTAAGGGCAAGTTGCACTGATTCCCTCGTAGGCTCTTGATCAACACCATTTGTAGTTCTTAATGCTATCTTTTTTGCACAGTCTTTACAAATTGGAGTAAGACCACTTTTACTCATAGGATCTGTACTTACATAAAATTTATCTTTAGCTTTATGAGTATCACACATGTAACACCAAGCACCTTCTTTTAGAGACTTGATTTTTTCTTCTTGTATTTCAACTTTTTTCTTTAATTGTGCAGCCGTTAATTTTGTAGGCTGTGTCTCTTTTGTCGTAGCCAAACTAACGACCACCTCCTTTTATTCCAACATAAAAAGAAGCCACTTTATACAAAATGGCTTCTCATAATTTTCAATATTAAATTTTCAATGAAAGCGCAATTCACATTGAAAAAGAGTAGCACTGCGACTACTCTCTATCACTCATATTTTTAATTGTTGTATATGGAATATCATGACTGTCTAATAAATCACAAACATATTTACCTAATCCAGTGTCATCAACATAAATAGTTACGTTACTATTCTTGTAATAATTGGTAATTGTATAAATAAAATTTGCTTTATCTTTTTTTAAATCAAAATGAAATTTCCTTCTACCAACATATACAAGTGTCACGTCAGTTCCATAATCTATATACATTGTTGCACCATCGTCAATAAACCAATCTTTTTTATTTCTAATTTCACCAGAATGATTTTGTTCCCATACGGAAATTTTACCATCATTTTCGGAATATTCTAAATGCCAATCATATTCCTTAATTAAAGACAATGTATCTTTTAAAAGTCTAAGAGTATCAATTGTCATTTTATTTCTAAATGCACAATTATCTGGATCAGCTTCTACATTTACATATCTGTTGTATCTTTCTGTAAGAGCCTTTGCGTCCTTGATTAACGTGTCAACAGTTTCATCAAAAATATTTTTGTTTCCTTTATTCATTTAATTTTCCTCCAAGCGGTAAGTCGCAACCTGTTATTTGTTAATACAATTTTGTACTTAGCACACCTTCTACGATTTGAACATAGACCTGACGATTTTGGAGATCGTTGCTCTACCAATTAAGCTAAAGGTGTATATAACAAAAGAGCCATCTCAACGCATGAAACGGCTCTTTCTTAAAAAAATTATCTTTCTCTAAACTAAATGAAACTATTTTCATTACGACTTTATCAGAATAATCTGCGTAGTTGTTGCCTACGGATAATTTAATAGGGCGGTAGTAAGTGTTGAGCTTACACACCTAAATTTCGTATGCATCCAAAAAATAGGTTTTCACATCAGGTTTACCGCATAGTAGGACGTGCGAGGATCGAACTCGCATCGCAGCCGTGAAAGGGCTGTAACTTCACCATTTGTCCAACGTCCCATAAACGACTCTATTGGGAATCGAACCCAAATCTTCCGATAGACAGTCGGGTATAATAACCTTTATACTATAGAGCCATAGCTGACTCGGTGGGACTTGAACCCACAACGCCTCGATTAACAGTCGAGTGCTCTACCATTGAGCTACGAGTCATTAAAATCAGCATAAGCACTAACTAGCTGATATTGCACTGTACACATGCAGTTATTTAGAATATGGTCGCTTATCAGCAACCTAATTCATGCTTCCACATTTTACTCATTCCTAACTCGTGTGTCTTACACGTCAAATGCATGATATGTATATGAGTAACCGTTTACAATATTATTCTCCGCATATTTTCAGTCTTCGGTGCAAAGACTTCTCGATAAGGTTTCATGTCTCTTATCCGACAATTAAGGTTCTCATTAACGTAGAGAAGTACGAACATCTTCTCATTTCTGAAGGTTGAGAGATACCGATAATCCCAGATGTCGGTAGGAAAGAAATAGGACTTACAATACTACATGAATAGCAAATGCCAAGATGTATTACTTATATATTCTCTGTTTGGTTGTCCATTTAAGGGTTATTTTATTTGTTCTCTACATTGTCGTCACCTTTTTATATATACCTTTCGTGCCTGTTTATAAGGGCTTTATTGGGATAATACAGTTCTATCGGTCTGTTAGTCCGTCTGATTTTCACAGAACCTTGATGAGTGTATAACTCAGAGCATTCGGCTTATAATTATTCTCCATTTAAAAGCAAAAAAGATTAGGAAATTAATGTCGGTTTACGTTGAAATAGGTTTTACGCTGTTGAATGCCACCATCCAATATGCATGTAAAGGCGCAACCTAATCTTTATATGTTTTATTTTTCTCTTGTTTTTGGGTATTTTGACAGAATATGTCGTGATATGATATAATACGTGCAAGGCACTATCTAAGACGGTAGAGCGGTTATCTTCCACCAGAGAGTACAAGCTCTGTTTACATAGAAACCTTTCGAGGAATTTATGAAAGGAGGACACTTGCAAATGATAACAATTTCATTACAAACTGTTTATTATGCTTTAGGAATTGCTAGTATTTTGTGTACAGCAGCATATAAGATTGGATATGAGATTGGTAAGAACGCAAGAAAATAACCGCCCTGGTCTGGTAAACTGATGGCGGTCCAATATTTAATTTCAAGACAGCCGTTCTGCTCTACGGGTAGTGTCTTTTATTTGTTATCTTTAATTCCCTTGTATTGTAACACATATTAAAATGTGGTGCAAGAGGGAATTAGACGAAAGCTTCATCGGGATTATCAGTATCTTCTAAATACCTTCTTTCTCAGCTTCTTTCTCAAGCTCTTTCTGTTTGAACTTCAAAAGTTTTAATTTGTCTCTTAATTCTGTCTTTGAGACAGGTTTGATATACGCCATTTGCGTTGTAGAGCTATTTTTATGGTTCGCCCACTGTGATGCAAGGTTTAAATCACCAGTATCTTCATAAATTTTATTTATTGAAGTTTTACGGATGCAATGGCAATGTAGATCAGGTATGCCAATAATTCTTTCAAATTTCCTCATTCTATCGTGAATCATACCTTGTGTCCAAGGAATCCATTTATCTTTATATTTATGAATAAACAATGCATCACATTCAAGATGATCATAGTCATTATGTCTCATAGATAACCATGTTTCAAGCATATCTCTACAAGTATCATCAAACGAAACTTCCACACGGTATCCTTCCTTCTCACGTATTGACTCAAATACCATATTATCTAAGTCAAGAGAGGATACGGTAAGTTTCTCTAATGCACCAATTCTATTAGCAGAAAAGAGTGCGATTTCAAATAATAACTGGTCTTGTATTGTCCATTTATTATTCTCTGTCTTATACAAATCTGCTCTAATAGCTGCAATCTGTTCATCATTTAAGAAGTAATGATTAAGAATCTGTTCCTCATTGGCTTTCTTCATTCTGTCAAGTTTTCCATCAAAAGGATGATATTTAACAAAACCACGCTTCATAGACCAAATATAGAATGAACTTACAGCAGAAATTTTCATATTGATTATCTTCTTATGATTCATTAATGTTTCCTGACAGAAAAGCATATATGCTTCCATAATATCAACTGCATTTTCCATGAATTCATCAGAATATAAATCTAATTCACCATAATTTTCTCCTAACCACATGAGGAAGTGTCGGAACAATCCTTTATATCTCTTGTATGTAGTATCTTTTACATCACGATTTTTGATAATATTAGACTGTAAATATTTTTCATATTTCTTCCAGTTCTCTTCATAAATAAATTTCTCTTTATCAGGAGTGAAATATTTCACCCTTGTTATTTTCTCTTTTGACAATATTTCAGCCTCCTTTTCTGTAATATAAAAGAAGCAGAGTAGTAATAACTAAACTGCTTCACCATAATCTATAACGTTTCTTCCCCATTTTATTTCTTCACTATATTTTAATTCACCTATTTTAGAAACTTTGTCCCAATCTATATTATTCTTGACAAAAGATTCAATATTTTTTCTGAGTTTTATAGAATCATTATTTAAAATGTTGTATGTGTTATCTTTTGTCAAATCACAAGGGAACAAAATATAATAATGAATATTATTTTCTTTAAACATTTTTTGTTTCTTAGATAGGTCTTTACGATATGTTTCTTTAGATTTACCACTTGTGATCTGCTTATTTGAAAAGAAATAATTTTTATATGCCTCAATTACACCTGCAATTTCAATATAAATATCATTATCTTTGGTGTGAATTAAATAATCACAATTCATATTTTTATGATAAGATGGGATAAAAGATGAATATTTTACATCTCGAAAATAATCTATTCCATATCTTAATCCAAATTCTCTAAGATATTTTGAAAATATATATTCAAATTGACTTGTAACATGTTCACCATCACTAAAATCAAATGTGATACCTCGACCTCTTTTACCTAAAGAAATTCCTTCGTTTGCCAATAATGTCTGTAAATTACAATTATAAAATTTTTTAATTGTTCTTTGCAAAGAATCCGCATTCAGCCATTCATGAACACTGTCTATTTCAGATGTAGTAATAAAATTTCTATTATCATCTTTTACATATTTACATATATCTTTTATCATTTTGTCTAATTCATCTTTTGATAAAGATCTATCCAACATAGACTCTTGAATTATTTCTAATCCAAGTTCCTTTTTCATGTTGTTGATAGTTCCCCAATAAGTTTTAATCACTTCCAATGGTGGGTGATAACATCCTCTTCCTCTAAAGTCATCATACATTAAAGTTCTATCTTTTTCTGATTGTAATTTATAAATCAGTTTTATCATTTTATCCTTTGATGGTGTTTTACCTTTTGCTACAAAACCACACCAATCAACAAAGTCAGCCCATGTTTTAATTGATTTATCTGGACAATTATTTATGTACCATCTACCATCAGGTAAGTTAAAAGGCTCCTTCCGCAATAAATCATATTTTATTGGTTTGTCTAATTCTTCACTTTTTTGAATATACTCTCTTACATAATAGTCGTAATCTTCAATGTTAAATTCTCTTTGTTTTGTACTTCCCATATTTTTTTACCTATGCCTTCTCCTATGCCAACAACTAAAAATAGAACAGTAGAAGAGAGGCATAGGTTCTCACATACTTGGTAGCTACTCCAAGTACCTACTGTTCCATAAATCCCACAATCAGCTATGACACCAATTATGAGCACATATATTTATTCTCTGTTTCCATATAAAGTTCGTTGCCGATTTAACATCTCCCAATCCGTATATAAAAACATTGAATTAGTGGGTGGAGTAGGAGTTGAACCTACGATGTTTCTAATGTGGGAGATTTACAGTCTCTTGCCCTCGCCTCTAGGCATATCCACCCATACAAAAAGAGTGTGCAGCATACACCACACACTCAAAAAATCTAAAATCCAAAAGCCTTTAACATCTTCTGAATATCTTCATGACTTAACTCATCGCTAGAGTAGTAAGAATAACTCATATAAGAGTCACCATTTGACCTACTAGCAGTAAATCCATGAGCATTTCCATCTTCGTCTTCAGAAGTATGTAAATAAGTCTCATCATGCGCAGGACAGTTCTCACAATCACCATCGCAGTCATCTTCCTGACCAAACAGAATAACTTCTTTATTCTCATTTACACAATAATCAATGATATTCTGTTCGATATCACCATCCATATCAATATAGAAAATATCTGTTTTATCAAGAACACCAAAGTCCTCAATAGGAACAACGGTGATTACACCACCATCATCAACAGATACTAAATATTCGTCTATATTCATATAATCAACAAGGTCAATCTCTTTAATACTTGTCTTGTCAAGTCTAATAAGAATATCCAAAATATATTCAGCAATCTCTTTATTTACGACAACACCAACAGTCTTATCAGTATGATAAAGTTTGTTAATATAGATTTTTACAATGTCATCAACTTTATCCTCAAGATCAATCATCTGAATGTCTTCATATTTATTTTTCTTCTTCAAACAATTCACGACCTTTCAGATTATGCAAGTGTCTTTACTGACTTAGAAATCTTAAATGCTAACTGATCCTCGGCATCTTTATGCCATGTAGAACCCTTGTTTTCACCAAGCTGAACAATACCAGATTTCTCATCTACATGCTTTGCGGTAAAGTTTCCAATTCCAATCAGAGGAACCTTCTCTGTCTTATCATTTGTAAGAGTCTCAATTACAACCTCTGCATAAGCTGAGAGAACAGCTTCTACGTCTTTCTGAGAATATCCTTCTAACTTACCTGCTACATTTCTTAATACGTCATTTTTTACCATTGTTCAAAAATCTCCTTTTAATCTTCATTTATATTTTTCAAGTGTTTTGTTTATATTTTTTCGACAATATTTTAATTTATTGCCAAAATAATAAGAGGGTAGCGTCCATATAAGGTACACTCCCTCTGATAGTGGTTTCATTAACCAAAAAGACTAATATATTATCTAAAAACGCCAAAATAAGCAAAAATGAATAATATATTAGTCGTATGTTAATTGTAGCTGTGAATATCTGCTTTCACAATTACTCCAAGCTGAGCCGAACAGTGGACTACAATTGTTATTTAATTTAATGATATAACTTTCGTCTTAGCACCTATCAAATTACCGTCTTTATCTTGATAGATAACAGCGAAACCTTCTTTCTGTGGCTTTGTTAATCTACCATCCATGTAATTCATCTTATCTACATTTGCAAAAGCTCCCTGTTCAAGAAGTCTCACATATCCACGTTTTGAATCACCAATCATATGAGTATGTGCCATCGTAACGCAATCAAATCCTTCTTTATCAGTATCCTGTAGATAATCTTTTGCCTTATCAGCAGTAGCAAGCATCCCTTGTCTATATGCTAATGGATGAACAAACCAAGTTTTACCAATCTTGCATTTCCAGTCATCAATATACTGAATATCAATATCATCAAAAATATTTACAAGTGGTTCATACCAAATCTTTGATTTACTGCGTTTGTCATAGTGTTTAAATCCATCTACAAAAATAAGTTCCAAAGATGTATCAGGCATAAGCTCCAAGATGTCAGTATCTAAATTCTTTGCAAAATAATTAGCAAATCGCTTGTCGTGATTGCCATAATTGCATACTACTTTCTTAGGACGAATATACTCAATCAAATCAATAAGATATTGTCTACCTTGAATCATTTCTTCCATTGGCGAAATTCTATACTGTTTTGAAAATTTTGATAATGCTTGGCAATCTACAACATCTCCATTAATTTGTAAGATATCAACTCCACGATAATCTTTCAGTAACTCATATGGTAACTGAAATGGAACATGTAAATCTGACACAGATAGGATAGTAGTGGCTACACCCTGATAACCATGAATATAATTATCATACTCTTCATATCCAACAGCCTGTTTTCTAAGCTGATCTGGTGTAATGTTCAATCCAAGCATATCTCGAATCTCAATCCAATCCATATCTGTTTCTTTACGCTTTTTCGCAAGGCAACATCTCAATTTCCATTCAAAATCTGTTTCATTTTCTAATCTATGTAAGTCGATTATAATATTCACCGCCTTACTCTTCAGAATCTTCCTCTACAGGAAGTTCAAATGTAATCTTGAATCCAATCTGATCGAATGGAATTGCGTTAATTACCTGCTGAGATAAGTCCTCACCAGTTTCAGCATCTACAAGCTTTAAATCCTTTACGGAAATGTTATCTAATTTAATTGTCTTCTTAGGAGCAGTAATTTTCTCCTCTGACTCAGTAATTTTAATCATTTTTCAATCTCCTTTTTCTCCAATAAAATAGGAGAGCAGTGCGCCCTCCTTAAAATAATTCCTCAATATTTGTAATAATGTGGTCAGCCACGCCTTTTTCAATAATTTCGTTAGCATCTAACCACCAATTTTTACGATAATTTTTATCATATTCACTCTCAGTAATCTTTGTATGACTTAAAATAAACTGTTTTGTATCTTCCTCAATTTTCTTAGTTCTCTCTAAATCATCAAGTACCTTGCCAGTGTCTCCGTAACTGCCTGTAGAGCCATCATGAATAAGTGCTTCAGTAGATGACAGAATATATCTGTTACCCCTTGGGATACCCATAAGCAAAAGCCCTCCTGCGGAGTAACATTTTCCCATTCCAATAGCATAAACTGGTGTCTTAGAAAGATTACAGATATTAATAAGCTCGTTTATTGCATTAAGAGAACCACCATTTGAATTAATCCAAATCTTAATTGGCTTTCTTTCGGCAATCGCTATATCCTTGTCTTCTCTATTCCATTCAACTATTTCCTGAGTCCATTCTACAATCCCGTCATCAATATCCTGATTAATAAGAATTTCACGATTATTTAATCGCTTATAATAATCAACAAGAGTCGGATCTGCAAGTTTATAATTTGCTTCATTTCCTAAACTATCAAACTCTAACTGTAAATAATCTTTATTCATAGGCTATTAGCCTCCAATTTCGTAATATTTTACATATCATCAGCTACAGCAGCAATCTTACTTCTGTAGATGTTCTGTAATTCAATTTCTCCATAGAAATCATGTCCTCTGAATACCTCAGACATTCTTCTCATACCATTATTATTACCTGCATATTGATTGAGATCGACCTGTGCATTGTAATCGCCATCTACGATACAGATTGAATCTTCACCAATTCTCTGTAATGCAAGTTTCATAAGAGATATATCCAGATTCTGTGCTTCTGTAATATAAACTGCACAATTTAAACCACTTGTATCAAATCCTCGAATATCACACATCGGTAATATAGAAAGTTTGTTTCTTGACACAAGTTGTTCAATCATAAACTTGTCTCCAAGTTTTCCTGCAAGCATATTACCAATACTTGAATCAACAAGCTTATCTAGCTGTGTTCCCGGTAAAAATCCAATCTTAGCCGAATTCATAGTAGGAGTTGGGTTAGCAAAAATCACAATTTTATCAATCTTGTGTTTTTCAAGTAACCACATCATATATCCAACTGCAAGATATGATTTTCCTGTACCGGCAGAACCTTTAATCATAGTAATCTGATTATTAGAGAAACTATTCAAAGCCATCTGCTGATAAATATCTCCATTAAGAGGTTTAACTGCACCAAAATAATCTGATTTAATATTAGGAAATTTAATGTTTTGATACATTCCTTCTCGCCAAACGAGAGTATCAACGACATGATTATTAGAATCTTTTAAGATAAGATACTCATTTTCAAGTAATCCATAGATGTTTTCCTGTAAATGCTCATAAAAATAAGCCATTTCTGATTCGGATAGCGTTTTCTCAACAAATCCACTATAATCATCCACTGGCTCATCATTTACACCTTTTACAGTAAGATTAAATATTTTCCTTGCAATCATTTTACAAGCAACATCATCTGTAATAAAAATAACATCCTTCATTGCATTTATAAATGCACAGCTACCAACTATTTTAGTATCAGGTGTTATTTCCATGTTTTTCCCAAGTATGTAGTTTTCAATTGCGTTGTCATATACAACAACATCATATTTATCCGAATTATCATCAAGTAGATGTAAAGCTTTTCGTGCCTCATACTTTACCTGATCATCTTTGTTTCGAGATACTTTGATATGCTCTAACTCTTGTAATGTTACAGAACTTATAACAAAATCTTCCTCAAATATTCTGTCCTGTAATTTTAAAATAGCATTAGTATCATAAAATTTTATTGTACCGATGGTTTCCGACCACCTTTCATTTTAGATTTCGTCTCTATCCAACGATTTTACTTTTTCTATAATCACTCAAAGCCTTTAAATTCTGATAAGACTCAACCAGATAGTATTTAGAATGACCACTATAAGTCTTTTTTACATTCTCATTTCCAACAAGTTTCCTCATTGCAAAGGCTTCTGTTTTGTTAATTAATAAAATATTTTTCACATCCTTTAATTTATTTCCTACAAAGTAGGATAGTAGTGAGCGTGGAGGGATTTGAACCCATCGACAACTCGATTAAAAGTCGAGTGCTCTGCCAAACTGAGCTACACACTCAAAAATAAAAAATCTCATGCTTTCACATGAGACTTTATTTCTTTAGGCTGAGATATTGACCTAACACGTTACCATCTATTGTGGTTGGACACAATTTATCACACAGTCGATTAGACTGTAGGTAACAACAACACCAATTTTGCAAAAAATTGGCAAACTCTTACCACAAAGCATTATAGATTTCCTTTCGATACATCGTCCTTTGCGAGGTTCAGAGAGTGCAAATCTCTTACGGTTGCGTCTACTTGTACTTTCTCATATAGTACCTTGCGAGTGCTATATGTCATCATATTGCAGATGAATAAGTTGTTTGTCTCTTTGCGGTCATACACACTTTTGCTTGTTCTTTTATTAATTTATTAATTTTTGATCTTTAATATAAATATGCATTATATTTTCTTCTTCAAAAGTATGTTGTAATTAATATTTCGCATAATATGAACGATGAGGTGTACATTTGACCATCTGTACCTTTTGAGTACAGCCCAATCATCACCATTCTGTTCGTCTTGCTATCGACTTGCTTCATTGTTCTGTTCCATGCTTTCGCATTAAGAAACGTTGCAACAATCAATATCAGCACTTTTTCTTGCAGAAATCGCACCAATAAGACAGTAATCATACCCATGTTTCCATGTTAATACAGAGCGTTTTTCATCGCCCCTACCAAGCCATATCATTAGCAGTAGCCCTCTGGTTTTAGGTTTGGTATAGATTATCTGTGTTTTCCGTCAAACTACTATGCGCAGTCGCAGTGTCTTATGCGAACTAAAGACATTCCTGCTTTATCCTTATTACTAAGTTTATTTTGAGTTTCAACAACTCACGATCCGAAACCGACCGTCCTACAAAAAGTAGGAGAGTTGCGGAAACAGGACTCGAACCTGCATACTCTTGGTTATGAGCCAAGTGAGCTTCCATTGCTCGTCATTCCGCTATAATATTTAAGAATTATCAGTGACCATACTACAAGAACTGTAGTACAGCCACCGATTATAGAAGGTAAGGTACAATGAATATGTACTTGATGTTTACATTTTATTATTCTCTGTTTTATCAGCCAAGAAAGCTGATTTCATTCTAAATCTGCAATGCCACTCAAAAGAGCAGCAGAGCAGACATACAAAGATTGTCGGTTTGTTTCTTCCATGACAATCGTTTTTGTATCATATTTTTGTAAATATTTCACTATATCTACATTTAAGAAAATCGAATTTTTTGTGAAAAAGTGCCAAAAGACCTTGTAAATTATGGGTTTTAACGAAACAACCTAACTAAGAAAAATCATGTTTCTATTGATTTGTAATATGATTTTTTACTCCATTCTAATTGTTTATCATGTTTACATTTTTTACAATATAGTGAAGAACCATCATTTTTACTTACAATCTTTATTTTTTTACCACATTGCTTACACTGTTTATATCCCTTTTTAAAATTTCCTATATACTGATTACCAATATTTTCAAATTGAGTTACTTTATAGGCAATATCATCATCTGTATCTCCTAAATCTATTTTGATATTAAGATTATTCACCTTTTTCCCAAAATGAATATAACCATTACTATATAATTCATGCAATAATTCATTCTTTTTATCAGATGAGAGAGTAACGTTGGCAAGTTTAAATACTTCTGAAAGACCTTTTGAGTCTTTTTTATTTATCCATCCTTCACTATTCATATATCTTGCAATAGCAAATAATGTAAACATAAATTTCTTTTGGCGATCATTTGGAAGAGATTCCACGACTTTTAATTCTTTTTCATAGATAGGAACATACTCAAGTTCCCTAAAGAGATTTTTTGATTCTGAATCATATAAATCAATACATGTTTTTTTGATTTTATTGGCATATCTATATTCTTGATATCCTTCAATATTAAATTCAAGCATCTTTGCTTTGATTGTATCAATTAGAATATTTGGATCTTTACCTCTATCAAAATAATACTTAGCAATCAATGTTATCAGATATCCATTCGAGATATTGTCTGGTTTGTTGCCAGACACTAATATCTCTCTAATATATTCTTTTTCATTCAGTATATACAACTTCTTCCTCCATTTCTTCTAAACGTTTAATAATCAGTTCTCCAATACAATCCCAACAAAACTGTCTATTACCTTTATATCCATAAGTCATATCAAGAATGATGTTCATACGCTCATCATCATTTGGACATATTTCTTCAGCTTTCTTCTTGAACATTTCAACCATACTTGCACGTTGATAATATTTGTCGAATTCATCCTGTTTATCAAAGATATCAGTTCTATTTAGCTGTATTCCTTTTTCTTTTCCCTGTTTCTTTTTATATTCTTTAATGCATTCACAATAATATTGTTCAAGTTCTCGCAGAGCTTGTCTGTGTTCTTCAGTACAACGTCTTTTAACCTTCAATGTATTATAATCAAATGAAGAATCCTTATGTAATTGAGATTTATAACCATCTAACTGACTTTCAACATATTTACAAATCTGATTCATAGAACAATTCCCTGTACCAACTGGCATTTTTCTCTCATACCAAAAAAGAAAATCTTCTTGTTCTTTTGTAAGGGTATCTTTATTATGTAAATCCTCGATAGAACATTTATAGATAGCATAGCATTTAGCATTACTTTCTTTAATGTATTGCTTGTACTGTCTTTTTGTTTCATCGTAAACATAAATCATAAAGTAGGGCTTTCTGTATGCGCAAAGCGATTGCAAATATTTATTCTCTCCGCAAGCACCTAAATTGTACCAACTGCTTTCCATTGGTTTTGCAATGATGCCCTTAATTTTGTCCAACTCATTTTGTTGATAGAGCTGACCACATTCTATTCTATATTCTAATTCTTTATATTCAGGTGAATCTTTCTCGAAATGAGATTGAACTTCCATCATAGATGTGACATAATTAGTGATTGTTCCAACTTGATTTCCCATACCTGCTTTATTTGTCTTTTTAACAGCAGCTTCAGTAACAACAATTTTTTCTGCATTTCGCTGAACACATTCGATAGCAGGTAAGTATCTATAGCGTCTTTTCATAACAGGATTATTAGTAGAAAAGTTCAGATCCGAGTCCCAGTCTTCCCCATTCTCAGCCATACAAAATGAATCCCAACCGTTTATAATCATGATAGTATTCATATATTGATACCAATACCGACATTCATCCGAATTGTTGATATTACACATTCGAATATTATTATGACTTGTCATTGGACTTCTAAAGAGTACAATTTCATCTTCATTTTTATCAATCCAAAATTTTGAATAACATTCATTTGCTTTTAATAAACCTGTAATTTTCAAACCACAAATAGATTGCATAAGAGCAAATGGATCACCACTTGCAATCTGATAATTACCTTTTACAAATAATTTACCAATTTTCGCATCATTCATTTTTTTCTTGATATATCTATGTACAGAGTCGATTATATATGGATCTCCCAACATATATTCGCTTGTATATAAAGCACGTTGCCATGAATTTACATCAGTATTTTCGTTAATACCAAGAAATTTAACGGTAGAAGAGTAGTCGCCACACATAGCATCTTTTAAATAGTTGATTGTTGGTGCGCACAATTCCTCAACATCTTCGTCTGTAAATTCATAAGACTGAAGATATTGGTAATTCAATTCTCTCTGTTCTTCAAGAACATGTGGTGAAATTTTTGTTACAGAAAATCCGTATCCACATTCCTTATACGCATTCACATATTGCTCAATATTATCATACGCTCCCCATAATTTAAGAGAAGACTCTGTGATAATCATTTCACATTGACGAATATCTTGCATATTTCCCCAAATATCTTCAATCATATAATTACCATTATTGTATTTTTCAATAAATTCATAAATAGGAAACGGATAGAGCATTCCTTTGAGCCATGCATTTCTCAAGCACACACCGCCAGGAATATAATCAAGACCTAAAGATTCAGCTACTCGCTGCATATATTGTATAGTACAAAGATTAAAACCGTCAGATACATTGTTTTCAAGAGCTTTATCTTTAATAATTTCTCTTGTCGGTTCTTTTGAATCGCCATCATCATCGAGTGATATAACATCTGCAAAATATTGTGTAATACAATCTTTTACGACCAAAATTCCATGTGGATCACAAATCGGTTGTGATGCAGAACATGTTAATGCTTTGTAAGCTTCGTATTTTGCAGGAACTAATTTAGTATCTGGATTTCTCTTGCATTCACATAATTCATTTAATTTGTCAATGTATTGTGAATTGCAGAAGAGAAGAGTATTGTTTTTTAATCCACCAGTAGTTCCGACAAAGCGTTTATAATTAACACCATTTATGGTAACACCTTTTTTGCCAGTCACTCTTGCAAAATCAGATTTTTTATCAACAACTACCTGCATAAATATCTTTGAAAAATCAATACTCCAAATAGGTTTTTCTAAAATTTTATTTGCCATTATGCGGAATTCTTGAGCTTCAAACAGTGATATGAGTTCCTGATATTTAAAAGCCTCTTCTTTGGTAATCTGTAAATCCCAATTAGAATACTTTAGTTTATTTGTTCCAATTTTAAAAATCTCATATTGAGGTACGCTAATACCAGCCATAAATCCTCCTTTTGTTTATTATTAATATTTTCTAAGTTCATTTAGCATAAATTCCACATTATCTCCATACAATTCAAGTGAAATTTCTTGATAACCGCTATACCACGGATTTGTATAACAACCAAATTCAGCACATATGTCAATGATTTTAGATTGAATTGTGTTTCGTTTGGGTTCTAAAAATCTTTTTCTTTTAGTTGTATAACATTCATATATTTTTCCAACTTCATCAGATCTTCCAACCGTTATTTCATGTTTTTGAACTGTTGCAGTCAGAATATAGTCGATGGCTTCTTTGTAATATTTCTTTACTGTTCCATCTTTCTTTTGAAAACAATACACTTTGAATCCTCCTTTTTTATCTACACTTATATATTCTCCAAATAAAATTTCTATTTACTTTTTAATAATGAATTCCTTTCCCATCCACTTAATATACACAACGTCAGGCAAGTCATGTATCTTAGGTACAAGTCCATCAAGTTTATAAATAATCCATTTTATCTTTCTTTCAATCCAATTCATACGACATCTCCTTTGTAATAACTCCCATTAAATCAAGCAACCTATTAACAGTTAAGCAGTCTTTGTGATAAGTCCATCCATTAATCTCAACGTAATCATCACCTTCAAGAATATACTCATCACAATAACCGCACTTAACTCTTGCCTTTTTACTTGGCTGCCAAAGAGGACATCTGTAATCATGTTCACCTATTCCTCTACAATATGGACAGCTCATGATCTGTTCTCCTCATTCTCAAACTCAGCATTGCCACGCTCAAAACATTTCTGTGTATACTCATAGGTCTCAATCGACTTGTCAAAGTATGAACTATTGGCAGCTTGTTCAACGATTGCACACACATCCTTCTTTATTGTCTCTCTTGTGCTTGTAATGTATTGAGTATTAATTTCCTGCGAGCAAATCTGCATTCTGTCGTCAACTTCAATATTACGAAGCCACATGCTTAGTGCATACTTGTTCATATCCTTGACATATCTGTATATGCAATCAACCACATAACCTTTATATTGATTCTTTGGTAACTCGACAGTTATCATTGTTCCTTGATAATAATTTCTCAGCATAATGTAATCCTTCTTTCTATTTATTGTTGTTTATTGTAATTTGAAAAATGTAATTCTTAGACGAGCATTCCTTCAAGAGTAATGGTAGAATTTTCTGTGTACTGTCAGAATAGTAAATTTCTGACTAGAAAGGGTATCTCAGACACTTTTATTCTCACGAGCCTTGCGAAGTCTTTCAGCGGAAGCTTTCCTCTGCTCTTCAGTCATAACTCTTGTTATTTTCTTTGCTCTAAAGCTAATAAGAGTTTTATCCTTTAATAAATATTTTTTACCTCTGCCAGTATCTTCGATAAGAGAGTACATATCAGGGCTTTCCTTACATAACTTGTCTAATTTCGTAATATATGTAGAATCGGAAGCATATATTGTTGCAAACTTTTCATCACGCATTGCATTAATACAAATTTCCTGCTCCTCAATTGATACACTCATATTTATATCTGCCATTATTATTGTCTCTCCTTATAATCATCTAATACAATTCTATTTCTTTCACATGACCTATCAAATCGCCATGCAGATTCAATACGTTCTGCAATATTTCGACTGCCTTCATAATCAGTGCAAAAATCTGATATACAAATATTTCCCCCATATGTATTTGCATATTTATGGTTCTTTGACTCGATAGTTACGGTTCTGTTCATTTAATAATTCTCCTTTACTGTTTAAAAATAATTTGTTCATTGTAATCAGCTCCTTTGAGTGCTGCGTTTATAGTTCCTATATTTTATTATTCTCCAAAAGCTCTATCTGTTTTTTTATTTCTTTGTCAGGACTATATTCTTTATCAATCCTTTGTCCATGTTCGTCATGAATAAAATGTCTGTAATCAGCAAACACCTTTGGAGTAGTAGCATATTTTTCTTTGCCATCCTTAATATATATTTCTCTCTTCATAGGCTGACATTTCACAATTTTGAGTGCTTCTAAAATATCAACTATGCGACTAATATATCTTTCAGAAAGTCCAATATCTTCTGAAATAGTCTTAAAATATCTATAACAACATAGTGGTTTATCATCCATTCTATTCAAATTAACACGAATATAAGAGAGTACAAGTAAGATATAAGCTGATGATATTCTTGCAGTATCAATCTCTTTATCTTTCAATTCTTCTTTGAAATTTAATATTGCATTTAACTCATCAAAATAAATAATTCCAAACTTGTCAGGTACATCGAATTTTTCTATATTAAGTTTTACTTGTTGGTATTTGACCGAATTGGTCTTTTCTTTTAGACATTTCTCAAAATCTGGACACGATTCAAAGTATCCATAATGAGAGAGAAGTAATAGAACTTCATAATATTTCTGATTTATCTTTCCATCTCTGTAGTTAGGTTTCAATTTAGACCAGTAGCAAAGTTCTGTTGTAGAAAATGCCACTGTGTCATCAAGTGAACGCCTTGCACAAAGATATGAGAAGATTATTACACGTTTAGATGAGAGATCCGTATCATAAATGATTTCTCGTGGTATTTTTACATAGTTTGGCAAGACGTATCACCTCACTATGTTAAGATATTAATGAATCAAAATCACCAAATGATAACGTATTTTTCTTTGAACAACACTCGTTGTATCTCATAAGAATTCCGAAAGCAGTTTTAATTCCTACATTTTTTGTGCGATTATATGCATCTGATTTTTCTTTAATTTTAGAAAAGCATGACTGAGTAACTGTTTTTGTTGCTTTATCAATGAATACTTTTTTAAACTCTTTTTCGATGATTGAAGACTTATAAGCTAAATAAAATTTTGCAAAACCTTTAAAAAAAGTTGACTGCAATGAGTATTTATTGCCATTACAAACTGTATATAACATAATGAGCATATCTGTAAAATCAATATCTCCTAATTCGTCATATACTTCTTCGATAGTCGCAGGACATCCAAAAGTATTTTCTTTAGCACCACCAGAATATACAATAGAAAATCCTGCTTTATTAGCGCATTCAATTACATATTTCCATTTTGGATCAAATTGAGAACGTGCTTCGTAATCTTCGTTTGTTCCATAAGAACGTTTTCCATTATTTAATTGTGAAAATAACTGATATTCATCCTGTTCAGTTAATCCCCTATAGATATGACATACCAATGTTCCTTCAGAATCAACCATCATCTTAGCAAGTTTTCTTTTTTGTCCTTCTACAATACCATACTGTCCGTCACGATAACTCACATGAATTGGATCACACAGTTTATCCTCCCAATTAGATGCTAATTTTCTAACATCATTTTCTTTGGGTGTTTTTTGACATTTTAATTTTGCATGTAAAATCTTACATGATAAAACCTCTGTGCTATCTGGTACAAATAATGCATTTTTCTTCTTCATAATTAGTTTTCTCCTTTAACTGTTTTTTTGATTTTTTCTTCAAGTTCCATGATTGCTGCTATCACATTATCAAATTTTTCAATAGCATAATCTAAATCATTATTCTCCATTTTTTTACATACTTCATGTAAATCAAAAATACGATAATCACATGATTCAATATCTTCTAATAAAGTGTTAGCCATAATATCAAATTCTTGTTTTGGAACTATAGAATCCAATACATTTACAGGTGTTTTTGTTGATATAAGAGCATTTAATAACTGTTCATCTGTAAATTCGTCATTAACGTTTTGATTGTTTTTCTGATTTGGAAGATGACCTTGTTGCATACCACCATATAATTTAGCTGCTTCTTGGTATGTTTTTGGTTTAGAAGATGATTGTTCTGTGTTTATATTCTCTTTTTTCTTTTCTTTTTCTCTAACTTTTTCATAACCTGCATTTATACTAACTTCATTTGAGAGAACTTTTTTCTTCAACTCCTCATCATCTGACTTCATGACCTTATTAAAACGTGCAACCGTGCCAGTTCCAACACCTGCCATTTTTGCTAGTTCCTTGTCTGTATGGGTACTTATAACTTTTTCTCCATTTGGAGAAGAAGTTAAATCTGTGCGAGTCCCTTGTGTGGATTTGGCTTGTTCTTGAATTTTTCTTTTGAATTTGTCCATTACTGCTAATCTTTGAGCAGGTGGAAGATTACGTCTGCCAAGCTGTGTGTTAATCATCCATTCCATAACATCAATAATAGTTGCATCATCACCAAGAATAAGTTCTTCTACAGGAAATTTGATATTGTGTTTTTTACATAATTCATAGCGATTATGTCCATCTACTATGTAATCATTCCATATATATATAGGTGCGCCTTTATATCCATATTTCAATAAGCTGTCTTCAAGTTGCTTTTTTTCTTCACCTGAAAGTGGAGGTATAAAATCTCTCAATTCAGGATTGATTTTTAGTTCTTTCATTTTCTTTCCTTTCTTTTAAAACATAATTTACGGTTACAATTTGTGAGATGAGAGTGTGGTAAGTGGTTCAATAGTATATTCTCCATTTGAATTCACAAAAACATTAAAAGTTGCACTTGTATGAAATTGTTAAAAATTCATTTAGGTACATACAGTATGTACCTAAAAGTAAAAAATTACTTCATTTGGGTACATCCCAGCTATCAATTTTGTTCAGTCTATATCTATATAGACTCATATTATCAAGAGAAGAATATTACGCTTGTATTTCGCTTACGCTTCATACAAGCTCCATAATTTTTTGTTTGATTGTTATTGGTTGATTTAGGTACATATATGATGTACCTATAGTTTTATTCTCTCTTTTAATTATTATTTTGTTCCAAATCAACATACCCTTCTTTAAAAATATCCTCTACAAAGAATACTGGTAATTTATTATGATATTTTTCATATAATTCCTCGTCAGGAATATGAGAGTAACATTTACCTATTGGTGAATTAACTTCTCTGATATAATCTTTTACAATAGATTTGTTTTCTTTGAATTGCTCATTTATTTTTCCACAAATAGTACAGTAAGTATATAAACCTGTATTAAGATGAGTTTTTCCTATAAATGTAGATCTGTATTGAATCAGGCATTCTTCATAATGATGCTTGTGTTTTGATTTGCGATTACTCTTTGAGATATTACTTTCTTTCTGCTTAAGATATTTTGGTATTTCGTTTTCTTGTATCATATTTGATTCCTCCTTGATATATTATTCTCTCTTTTGATATTGGCTTATTATCAGTTGTCTACCCTAAAGATATTCTTTTCTTGCTTGCGCTGCGAAAAGACCGTCCCTATCAAGGGACTATATCTTGTGCTTACGCACAGGCGCATATACACACATACGCATATATGACGTATATTGTTATTTTTTCTTATTGGAATAGTAGATTTAAAAAATATATTGTTTAGCCAATAAAGTGTAAGGGTAATAGGTTAGAATTTTCTACACACTGTCAGGACAGTAAATTTTCAGCTTGTAGAGGGTATTATGAGAATGAATCTTATGCGTTTTGTATAAAATACGTTGTGCTATTGATGAAATATTTAGTTATATTGTATAGCTTGGGATTTGGAGTTTAAAAATATGACCTTGTATTTTAGATTTTAAGGTATGTAAAAGAAAGTGCATGGAGAAGATTGTTGGCTAAGAATTAGAATGGCTTATTTGGATTAATATGAACGTTAGAGAGTGTGGGTGTATATTTTGGCATAAAAAATAAGACAGACTGAGTAATCAATCTGCCTTAAATAATTAATTTTTATTTAGAATATAGCCAACTAGATTCTGGTTTAGCTATGAGACGAGCATTATTATATGCCATATCAAGTGTTAAGCATGTATATCCTTGATAACAATTATCTAATTTTGTAACCGCCAATGCAAGATCTGGTTTACCTTCATCTGTATCTAAACATAATGGAAGTAATAATTGAATTTTATCTTCATAACATTGTGGAATTGCTAATTTATAGTTTGCTGAGACTCTACGTTTCATTAATTCAACTGCACCTGTTAAGATACACATTTTATTTTCTTTTTCTAAAAATCCTTTTGGTAATCTTTCTTTATTCTTTTCATCTTCTAAAATATGCTTGAAATGTATATCTATTGGGTAATGCCAATCAAACAATAGAAGAGAAGGATCTTCAAAATAGTTGGCTTTTTGTGGACGTTCAGATATTCCATGTTGATTTAATTCATGTCCAGTAAGAAATGATACATTATACTCCTGGTCAGAATATGCATATATTGATTCATAATATTTGGTAAAGAGTCCTGTATTAAATAAAGCATAATTATCTTTTCTTATAATTTGTCTTTCTGTTCTAAGACGTTTATAGGTATGAACTAGATAATTAGTTAATATACCATTATTAGGATAAGTCGGATTTGACCAAATTTCTTTATCTGCTTTTTTAGATAAAAGTTCAGTATATTCATTCCAGTTTACATTAAAATGTCCCATATGCTCAGCTCCTTTTGTATTTTTAAACGCCTCTGTAAGTATATCATATTTTTGAGATTCTGAAAATGGGAAAGTAGCAGTGTCATCTGGTTTATATAATTCAAATGGGTATGATTCATATTTTTGTAATTTTTGTGGTATGTATTCACCTTGTAATTCTGTTTGTGCTTTTCTATATGCTTCTAGTGGAGTGTTGGCATATACGAGATAGATATGATCATAAGGTTCATAGCAATAAGCTGCTGTCGTTGGTATTAGATATGTATTCATTTGAGTTCTCCTTTAAGTTGAATAATTATTTTTTGTATTGGTTATATAGTTATTCTCTTATTGGAGTGATTTTGTGTGTAGTTTTTGAGTACCCCCTATATGGGAGTGTGATGAGAAATAATTTGGACGATTTTGAGGTGAAAAAACGTTATCGGTAAAAGTGCTTATAAATAAGGAAGATTTTGGATTTGTGGATGGATTTTTGATGGATAAGGGTTTAATTTTGGGGTTGTGAAGCTGGGAAAATGCTTGATTTTAGTGGGTTTTGACGATATGGGGTGCGATAAAGGGGTTGGGATGGGAAAATTGGGATTTTGCTTGATTTTGCTGGGGATTTTGAGGATTGGAAAGGATGGATTTTTGAGTTGGTGTGTAGATGAATCAGCTATAGGGCTTACTGCATTTCCAACTCGGTTAGTTAGTTTTAAGTACCCCCGGTTAGGTAAAAAGAATGGTTAATAGATATATATTAGTCATTGTTTTTCAGAACTATAAAACCATTATATATAGTTTTTGAAACTATGTTAGGCGATATTAATATTATTATCTGGTATAATTCCATTATCGTTAGTTATCCACATTTTTATAAGTTATCAACAATCAGATAAAACTTATCCACATAGTTATCAACAAATTGTGAATAATTCACAATAACCCACACCAAAACTATACTAAAATTATACAATTTTAACAAAATAATAAAAATCCTAAAAAATGTATTGCAAAATCCCAAAATTTGTATTATTATTGACTTGTCCGAAAGGGCAAGGGGCAAAACCCCTTTTATAAGTCCATACGTTAAGGGTGTCGGAAACCTAATTACTATTTCATTTAGTAGTGATTGACAAGTTAATAAAGTACCACTTGCTACATGATAGCAAGATAGCTATTTGCTCGGCTATAATAAAAAGGTCATAGACCACACGAGCGAAGCACCGCACAGCAGATGACGGAATAGGCGTATTTAAAACGTATGTCAAAACGGTTATATAGACTAAAGCCACGACAGCGAACTCAACTGTCTTAGTACCACTGTAGAATGGTAGAATGGTACTAATAGAATTGTAAGTGTAAACTTTGGTAAACCTATATAGTAACATTACAGATAGCTATTGCATGAGATGTAGTTAGCAAGTTCAGGGGCATGAACTAATTTTACCTAAACATATTTGACGGGGCGCAAGCTAATGTATATACAGCATATATCCGTTAGTAAGTACCAATACATAGCACAATTTTCTATAATCTGTATCCGTACAGATTTTACATACAAGCCAGTAAAAAACATTTAGTTGTTAGGTTTTGGTTTTATACTGGTTTACAAAATAGCTTATATCCGTATGAGCTAGTGCGAAAAACTCAAGTTTTAAAATCTCCGAAACTTGTTTTAGTTCAATCGGTTTAAAAAAATATAAGTAACTTTAGTCGGTGAATAGTGCGCTAGTTGGCACCATTGGATTTTTATAAAATCTTTTGTAGTGGTTCAATTCCATTATAGCGCAGTCGCTGGAATTATTCCAGTAAAAAAAACATTGAAACTTATTTATTTTTTTCGTGGATGTCCCCACGTTAAAACTAGGATGGAAGGACTATTTATGTTAAAATCTGAATTATTCGACATCAAAACTGACGTAACTAATCTCGATGCTTGCAAAAAGGATAACTTCTTAGTTATGGATGCAGTCAAGACCGTTGTCCGTCATGCTGAGCTTGCAAAGGCTGAGAAGGCTTTTACAGACTTGCGCGAGAAGTTTGAAAGAGTAGCTCCTGGTGTGGATGCTTTAACCGCTGAGGTTGGGGTTGTCGTTGAGAAGCTCGGAGTAGATGCAGGGGACTTTATCTCTAAGCGGGATAATGTCGTAGAACTTCGCAAAGAGGTAGAGGCTTGCATGTCACTCGATACAGTGACCGCTTTACCACTGACTGACCGTGTTCACATCAATTTATTAGCGCACCAGATTTATAAATCTATTGATATTACAGCTTTTAATTCTGATTTTCTTTCAGATGAAAGAGCAAAGAAAATTGCTGATGCTATCAAAACATTTTACACAAAAGGTTCAGGGCTTAAACAATTCAAAGAGTATCTCCGTCCGTTGATTGTTGAGATTTTTAACAATGAGGATTGTAAGTATTTCTATCCAGTTACTTGCAAGCGTTCATTTATTGATGAGTGGTTATTACATCATTTTGTCGCTTCTTTTGGCGGTAACGCTAGTAGAAAGATTAAGACTGGCAAGGATGATTTAGGTAATAAAACGGTGAATTATGAGCCGTATAACTACAACCTTAATCTGACTAAAGCTCAGCAAGTAGCAAGTATTACCGACTTGTGTTCGGTTGTCCTTGCGAATGAGAAATACCATGAGGTTATCAAGCCTGAAGTAAAGTCTGAGGACAAAAAGGCTGCAAAATAATCTAGGTAGTAGTACGCAAGTGCTAGGTGAGCAGGGTTCGATTCCCTGCCTATTTCAAAAATCGCACTACAAGTGCGCCTAATTTTAGGGGTGAAACCATGCCAAAAAATAACCACGTACACGCACCAAAATTTTATGTGCGTTTATGTAAGGGAACTGTTACAAATCTGCCTTGCGATTTTAAGGTGTTACCAGGTGCAATCTACGGTAGATACACCAACGAAAACGAAAAGCGTGTTTTCTGGGTATGCGATGATTTTGCGCTTTTCAATGGTAAATTGCCAGTCCATATTTTCTGCGGATATTGGCAAGATGTGCTTGTAAATGCAGACCATCCGATTTATAAGTGGGTAAAGTCTGCGTGTGAAAAGCTAGGCTATATTCCTACGGTTCAAAGGGAAAATCTGTCCTTTGATAGTTGTAAAAGCATGATGAAAACATATGCTTTGCATAAAAAAGGAACTGGCTCACGGATTAACACACATCAGATTAATAATCCGCTTGAGTGGAACGAGGTAACTGAAGAGGCTCATTGGTACGGAAAAGGCAACGCTGGCTGGACTGCCTCAAATATTAGAGATTAAGGGGAAATAGTATGATGAAAGACAAATTTTCACAAGAATTATATTCTATTCGACTTGCCTATAATATAGGCGTATTTTCAAAAGAGTATGCACGAAATAAGTTTGCGCTTTTATATGCACGAACTTTTGGCGGTGCGTCTGGAATTTATAGGGAAATGGCACTTTGCGACTTTGAAGAGTGTTTCAGAGATTAAGGAGGACTTACGTCATGAATAATCAGGCTTTAATAGAAAACATGCTTGACATGTGGCTGTCTCAAAAACAGCTTGAAAAAATCAAAGAGGGTTGGAATGCCTTTTATAATGAACCTTTGAAATATAAGGGAACTGTAGTTATAGACATGATTAAATTAGATTTGCAGGAGGTATAATCATGCTTAATATGCAAACAACAATTCATTCAGATGCAGAAGGTAACTATAAGGCAAAAGATATAATATCTCAACTTATAAAGGCAGATCTAGGAATAGAATTGCCTAATAAAAAATTAAAAGATATATGTCTTGCGGATTTAAAATATGAGGGTTTGCCATGCACATATTCGCATACAGAAGGCACAGTCTGGAATAATGAGTTGCGTACTTATACAGAACGCAAAATAACATTATGTTTTGGATAATTATATAAAGGCAGATTAAGTTCTGCCTTCCGTCTTACGGTGTGAGTCCGTAACCGATGAGCAGTAGCGAAACGGAAATTGAAAAGGAGGCTGATTTTATGGTAACATTGTAGATAGGTACAGTGTGCCTAAAAAACAAAAGGAGGGCATTACTATGCTCAAAATTAACGATTGGAACACCGCTCAACGGATGGAGTCTTTGCGTCAAATGGATAACCATTTGCGTGATATGTCTGTAGGTAGCAGAGATACTATTTGGCAAAAATATGGCGGTGGTCTGAAAGCAACCGCAGAAGAAACAAGGGAAAATTGGGAACATATAGCAAAAGATGATGAATTATATCTGAATGCATTGTTTTATTATATGGTTGCCACTCTTGAACCTCAGACATTAAAAAGTTTTGGGGTTAAATAGTCTACGGAAATTAAGGGCAAGGGACAACTTTGCCCTTTTACAAAAGCGAAATTATATGCTATTATAGGAGGTGAATAACTGATGGAGGCATATAAGAAAATGCGTATTGAATATACTAGGCTTTTTAATAAGCTAAAAGAAAATAATTTAACACAAAAAGAATTTAAAATAGCTGCCAATATTGGTGGTGGTACTATGCAAAAATTAATTAATAATGAATCTGTAACATTAGAAATTATTTGTCGTATTTGCGATTATTTTCAATGTATGCCTGATGAGATAATGGAATTCATCCCAGATAGTAATTATATAGAGAAGCAACAAGCAAAGCAAGAAGTCCAGGCTCAAATAGCAGAGCTTCAAGCGAAACTAAAACAGATGTAATGGAGGATACAACTATGGATAAATTAAGATATTCCATAATTATAGACGGTCATGATGCAATGGAAATTGCCTCATTAAAAGATGCAAGATTTCATGCTCAGACCGCAACGCTCAACGCAAAAGAGCAAGTAGAAATCTATGACAGCGAAACGGATTCTGTTGTAGAAACGTTCTATCCAGAAGAAATATAGCACACCAAAGCACCCAAACGTAAAAACGCAAAGGGTGCTATTTTTATACCCAAAATTAAGGAGATAAACGAACCATGAAACGCAAAATGGCATACACATTTATCACAACAGCACTCGTAATGAGTGCTTTTTTAATAGGCAAAACAGCTCACCAACCATCAATCCCAGTTGATGACGTTGCAGCTTATTATGTAGTAATGGAAATCTCAATCTTGAGATGAAAGATGTCCGTTGCATTAATGATAATTGGAACAACCCAATTTACACGAATTACTTAGCAGAGCAAGGTATACCAGATATCACGGCACAAACGGAGAATAATATATTAAATCTTGCCTCAGTTACAGATTATGAGGCAAACGGAACCACATTAACACTCACAGACCGCAATGGTGATTCGTGGGTAATAGAGAAATAGAAGGGAGAATAACAAAATGGGCGCAATAAAATATAACGCAGTTCGTATAGCTAAACAGCTTTGCTATAGCGAAACAACAATTAACAAAATTAAGGCAGCAACATCCGAAAGCGAAATCACTCGGATTTTGCGCACCGCAAGAGAGGAGGAACTGTAAAATGCAAAAAGCAATAGTATACAGAGCGTACAACGGAATGGAAATCATAGACACAAGACCAGAAGCAGAGATAGCATATGAGAATATGCGTTATGCAGAAGAGCTTTATGTAAAGAGAAATAAAAGACAAAACAAAAATCACAAGAGCTTTGCGGAAATTTTATCCGCATTGTTATAAGGAGGCAAAACATGGTAAAAGGATACACCGTACCCAACGGCTATATGGGATGGCTGAAAAGTGAAAACAAGTATCAGTTATTCGCAACGGAAACTGATTATCTTGAATATGTATTATTAAAGGAGGATGCAGCATGAGTTACACACTATTTAATGTTCCAATGTATAACGAGCGGAAGGCAATCCGTTCATTAAAAAGAAAAGGCTACACAAAAATTACAGTAGTGGTAAGGCAAAACCTTACTTTGACTATTACAGGCAGAAGAGAGGTTGATTAATATGTTAGATTATGCTGATTTCTACCGCATAGCTGATTGTGCTAATATGAATTGGAAAGGCGGTTTCGCACCAATCGAGATAGCTGAAAATGCGTATAATTATTTATGCGAGTTTCAGTCAAGCAAAGAAAAAGGTGAGCCAAATGATACAATCAAGTATTTGCTTACCAATCTCGATGAAGATATAGCAAACGGAGAAGATTTGGAGGATATCCGTTATTGGACAACGGAAATCCGCAAAGAGTTAGGGTTGAATGAGCCTATAATTTAGTTACTAAACGGTTTGTCAAAAGACAAGCCGGTAATTTTTTATAAAAATTAATTTTAAGGAGGACACTATTATGTGTAAAAGAGTTTATTTATCAGCAAAAGAGGTAGAAAAGGAAATGCAGGAGTCACGGAACGTAGATGGTTTTACAGGAAAAATGGAAACAGATTATATTTCCAGAATGATTAAGGATGCAAAGAGAAATAGTATGGTTGGAGATAAACTTCAGCTTGTAGTTGATCCTATGTACATTCATATTCCTGAATGGCAGAGAAGATTAAGTCTTGCAAGGGCTTATGCAATTGGCAACTCGTATAACAAATATAAATGGGATGTACCGAAAGTGTTATTCCATGAAGGTAAATTATGGGTAATTGATGGTCAGCACCGAATTTACGGAGCATTTAAGGCAAAGATGGATGCCGTCGTGGTTGAAATCATGGAGTGTTCAATGGTAGAAGCGATTGAGTTATTTATTAGTCAGTCACAGGACAGAAGCAAAATGCAACCAATGGATATTTATAAGGCGGCTATTGCAGGACACAAGGAAGATTATATGAAATTGCAGGAAATTTGCCATAAAAATAATGTAGCAGTAAAGGGAGATGAAGATACAACAAATACCGTTGGAACTCTTACATCAATTTCAGACGGTATTCATCTAGTGCAGACAAACGTAAATCTTCTTGATTCTATGCTGAAATTGCTTGGAAAACTTGGTTGGAATGGATATGCAGATTCTTACAATGGTAAGGCATATACAGCGAAAATCATTCGTGCATTAAAAAGACTGTATGCATATTGTGAAGGAAGAACAGACGAAATGGAAGCTGCTTTACTTGAGCATTGTAAGGGAACTGAATACTTTGTTGAAAATATCATGGATAAAACACAGGCACAGATTTTTGATTATCTATCAGAAATTGTACGTTACGAAATGGAAAGTCCATTTACAGCAACAAAGAAAAAAGCAACAAGAAAGAAGGCAATTTAAGAGAATAACTATATGCAAAGGAGGTGCATAGTTATGGTATATGCATAAATAATGCATAATAGCTGGGATAACGGCTATGGCTATACGGTCAAATAAATAAAAGGAGAGAAAACAAATGAGCAAAAGATGGCATAGTGATATCCGTGTCGTCAATCCAGTAATGGAGATGAACGGATACCATATCAAACGGAAATCAGGTTCTCATTACATATATGAGAATGAAAAGGGAGATGTAATAAGTCTTCCAGAGTCGTTAAACAGAATGCTATGGCTTGGTGAATGTAAAAGGCATTCACTAAAGGGTGGCAGAGAGTTATTGTCAAAAATTAGTAGTAGGAGGTAATAAGAATGAAATGGATAGAGTTATTACGGAATGGAGACTATGCATTACTGCAAAGCGAAAGTGATACACAGTACGCAGTTGTAAGTGGTTATGATCCAACGCAGCCAGAAGGTCAGCAGTGGGCGCATGGAATATATTTTACTTATTTCGAGAACAATCCTAAGAAGATATTATATCTTCAATCAGCTTATGATTGCTTTATGGAAAAGGTAAATGCAGATTTTATCCCACGTTGCAGACTTGAAGAGTTAGCAACATTTTTCAAGGATGGCTTAATCTCTGACGACAGAGAAAGTGCATTTGAATATTTTGACGAAGTTTGTGAAATGTCAGAGGAAGAGAAATCTTTCTTTGGCATTGAAGAAGGTAGTCCTATTGCAAACACGAAATTTGAGAACCCTATGTATAACAAGGGTTATGATGATGGGTTCTCTGATGGTGCAAATAGTATAGAAGAGGAATAAACAAATA